AACCGTTTATAATTATTTCAAAGAACTCATTCTATCCAAAGAGGAAAAGGTGTGTGAGACGATCAGAAATCGCCCCGCACACCGATTTATTGCATTCCGTTAGAAACGGCACAGACGGAACCCAAGACGCGCAGCCGCAAGCGAGGAACGACGATACGTATGCAGATAACCGAACCCCGCATACGCACCATTATGCGCATTACCACCGAGAAGGGCACCATACCACCCCCAATCTGTGAAACTACTTGTAATAGGGGTATAGAACTGATCGGTAACACCCTTATTGGCAGCACCACCGATCTTGTCGATGAATGAATAGCCATTCTGCATCAGTGAGAGAGTAAGGCCATAGCCAGAAGCACGTGGAAGCTCTGTCTGAGCCACATAGCCGTTAGGAACGGTTGTAGCAGAATCTGAGTGAGAGGTGAACTTTGTACGATCCTCACACACATAGATCTCAGACTTATCAGCCTTATGCCATACCAGCAGATCATCTGCCAGGGCATTGAGGTACTCAAATGGAGTTTCCAGACCTCTGTACGATGTTACCTGGATGTCCTTATCAGTACCACTGTTCTGCCAGTTCTTAACCTTGAAAGTCACCTTACCAGTATTGTTACCCAGGGTAGCTGTCACACCGCAAGGAACAAACGGATTGTGTGCGTTGTGATTAGTCCACTGAGTGTTATCAACAGTGCAACCGTCACCCAGACCGCCCTGATGGAATCCGTCAGCTGTCAGTGTCTCAGTGAAAGTGTCCTGGCAGTACAGAGAGGCATATTCGATCCTCTGGAGCCAGGCGATCTCATTGTAGATACGGCCAAAACCGTGGTGTGTGCCATTCTTACACTTACCCCTTACAGCTGATTTTGCCACATTCGTCTTTGGCATACCGATCAGAGATCTGTAAGTGCCATCCCAGTTTGTGTCATTACCGCCTCTGGGAGCACCAGAAACGAAGATAGGAAGATCCGTCTCAGCGTCACGTGCAATGGCATCACCATTCCATGTGAGGAAACAGCCAGAGATAGCCGTGTCACCAGCGGCATTGTAGCTTGCAAACCAGGGAGAGCACGTCTTACGGCTCATCAGTGTAAATCCTGGAAGCTCATACTCTGAGATCGCATAGAGCCACTTAGTACCCCAGATCTCAACCCTCCTGTAGTACTCTGGCTTTTCAAGCATCACGTTACCGTCCGATCCGTCAATAGTGGCTGCTGCACCACCATCTTTCTTACGGCTGTCGTTAGCATGGAGATAATACTTAACCGATCCGTCCGTGTTCTCTACAAAACGTCTCAGTTTCTTCTGAATAGGCAGAGATCTGTGCAAGTCCAGGTTGCCCACACGTGTAAGCTGATAGTCCTGGCTTGTGAAATCGCCCTGAACACCGTACCACATTGAGTACGGATATTGTGGTGTTGTGCTACCACTACCTAAAAGTAAACCCATAGTTTTATTGTTTTATTAAAAGATTAAACACTCTCACCAGCACCAAAGTACACATCAAACTGTGTCAGGTCAATGGCATTTGCCGAAAGTTCACAGATCGCTCCAGGTGTCCAGTCACCTAACAGGATCGGGAAATCACCAGCCTCTTTGTCGCAGATCAGCTTACAGTTCACCACCATATTTGTGTTTAATGTAGGCTGCTTTGAGCGCACGAAGATGGAGAAAGGCTTACCTCCCAGTGAGAAACCGCTGGAAAGGCTTGTTATTTGTCCTTTTGCAAGGATCCTGAGACTATACATTTCATTCATTTTGAATCAATATTTAATTTCAACACTGCAAAAATACGAAATTGTGTTCAACAAACACACTTTTTGAGCATGAAAAATTGCAAAATTCGTCATTTTTCGCTATTTCAGCCCCAAAACAGATACTATTTCATTGCCACCTCCTTTCTTTTAGAGGATCCTGGAGGGATCCAGCCACCCCTCCGTTCACCAGGTTAATCATTCACATTAATTGTCAGCTCCGCTATACGGTATTCTATTGCATTGATCCTATCCCTGATAGCCTGCCTGGATGTTCTGAGTTCCTGGATGTCATAGGGGACTGGATCACCTACCAGGGATGCTTCATAGCACTTGATAACCCTGTAGTCTGTCGATGCAAGCTCATCCTGGAGGCTCTTGATCTCCCTTTTGAACTTTGGGAAATCTGGCTCATCCCTGTAGTTCCAGCCTATATGATCCTCATACTCAACAGCCTCAGCCAGCGTAATATAGTCCTCTTCATGTGTTTCCATTCGTACCTGATCAATCTGATCTACAGGTTTAAGCCCCTGAGACTTTGCGACCTCTATGTAATGATCAACAGAGATAGTGATCTCCTTTGTAACACCATCCTCATCATAACGCTGGATCCGATCCTCCAGCTCAACGGTTCTAAGGCAACCGTTTTCAATCCATCCGTAAATTACTTTTTCTGCCATAATATTAAAAACTGAATCTTCTAACTATCCACACATTTTTCTGAACACTATTTATATAGTACTTGCAGAATATAGCCATAACCGTATTACCACATCCACAGTCATAGTAGCTGTTCGCAGATTCATCATCGTACATCACCTGACCTGATCCTGGGTATATCCTCAATAAGCCACCACCCATCTGATGGAATAAAACAACTCGTCCCAAATAGGCATCTGTTGGAAGATACACATTTTTTGTTATATCACTGCCATGAAGCCCTATAACCTGGCTGTACTGCTTATCCAAATATGTATAGCTATTTGAACTGGAATCAATCATCAGGTAATGCAAAAGTAATCCGCACGCTTTCAAGTCATAAAAGTAGCCACCGTATGCTGGTGCTCCATTATACGTGTTGTTTTTAGCCGTTCCATATACACCAGCCAGCATTGCCTCGTCATAGTTTTGTCCCCAGGTTGAAGCCGCAAGAGATCCGTAACCAAGGCCGACTATAGCACCTCTTCTGGTATATCCTGTAACGGATGATACTGCCTGTGTCCCAGCACGGTTAGCAAAAACACCTGTAGGAGAAATGTACGAACATATAGAGCTTGATGATTTTGCCTCAGTCCTGACAACCCCCTGTGCCCCACTAATCGTAATCTTTGATCCAAGTGTCGTTTCCTCAGAGTACGACCCTCCAGAATTTGAAGATTCCACATATATCTGAGGTGTGGAGGCATCCAGCTTGATAATATTTCCAGTACCCAGTGTAGATACAATCATTCCCTGGCTCATATACCAGTCACCTATATTAGCATTCTCAGCCAGCAGGAGGTTAGTGGCTATGCTTTCAAACTCAGCCCCGAATGTGTTCCAGTAACCTGTATTTGTAGGTACGACACCTGAGAAACTTGTATAGGGAGCATCTATCCTGGCAACATAATAGGTACTGTTGTACTTTACCACGTCAACACGCTTTGTATTGCCGTAATAGGTCTTAGAGCTGCTATAGGCTCCACGGAATACCATAGCTGGGCCTTGCAGTCCCTGTAAGCCCTGAGCACCAGTATCTCCCTTATCTCCCTTATCACCCTTGTTACCTTTATCGCCTTTATCTCCCTTATCACCTTTTTCTCCCTTTTCGCCCTGTGCTCCAGTAGCACCTGTTGCTCCAGTGTCACCCTTATCTCCTTTGTCACCTTTGTCACCTTTGGCTCCATCAGTACCGTCATAGGGTTTCTGTCTGATAGGTGTTGACCAATTCTGTTTCAGAGCACCAGTTTCACCATTGATAACGGCCATTGTCATCCACAGGTAGTAGTAAGTGCCTACTGATGGCATTGTGGTTGACCAACCGCTGGGATTCCTGGATGTAGTTGTTAGTGTTGGAGGCGTAGAGGTAGATCCGTTCACAGCATAGCGATATTCAACGTAATCACCATTCTTACCGTCAGCTCCTGTAGCACCAGTGTTTCCAGTATCACCTTTGTCACCCTTATCTCCCTTATCGCCTTTGTCACCCTTAGCACCGCTTGATACAACGCTCCAATAGGTTGATTCTGTAGGCACATGGCCTGAGGATGGTGTGGAATTGATATATCTATAGGTAATGGTCTGAGTGCCATTGTCGTATGATACCTCATCACCCTTGTAATAGATATAGTTGGAATTGTAAGCACCTCTATACACACCAATATCCGAAACGTCACCAGATCCAGATTGGATCTTCACGTTCTTTAGCGTCAGCTGGCCTGAGGTTGTAACGTTATAGTCCATAGAGCTACTGCTGTCACCTATTCGGAATTTGTTACCGTCCAGATCCAGGTAGCTGTAACCGTCAGACGTTGTGATCTTTCCAGTGGTGATCGTATTTCCGTTGATCCTGGTAAATCCGTATGTTGATGTAAAATCACGGAATTTTGCTGTAGAATCGTATGATCCTATGATACCAACCTGGAAATAGTAATAGTCACCCTCAGGATCTGCCTTATACTGTGTCTGTGTCACCAGCCATACACCAGTATTGCCATTCTTTGAGCACCTGGCATAGAGGTAGTAACCAGTGGTGTTATCCATTGTGGTGTCCGATGCTGCCAAAGTCCACTCCCTTACGTTTTCAGCAATCGTAAGATGCAACAGCTTTCCTGCAGTTATCACAATCCTGTTGCCGTTGCCTCCATAATTAGGTGTTATCACCACTCCATCCAGGACAAACTGCTGGCTCTTCGATCCTACAGTGAGCATCAGAGTATCAATACTTGCTGGCCTGATATTTTCCGTATCGAAGTAACCGTCAGTATCGAATATCATAGTCCTAAGTTCCTCAGTGGTACGCCAGGCACGCCTCATTCTTGAAAGATCCCTGAGCTGGTTATTGATGATAATAACCTCATGGTTCTGTGTATCTACCACGCTCTGGGTGATCATGTCTATAGTTGCTGTGTCTGAGATAGTCAGCTGGTAGTCATGCCTGATCAATAGGTTACGCTCCACCTTTTGGATGCGGATATTCTTCTGAACACCAAATCTGGTATCTTTGATAGGTACATAGTCACCAGGCTTGAAGAGCACGGTATCTGAATCCGTTGGCATATCCTCCAGGAGCTTCATTCGGTTAAGTTCCATAGAATACTGTACCCTGGCCTGTTTCAGCTTGCACAGCTCATCATATCCAGCATACCACAGATCCTCTTCTGCATTGTCTATGACAGACTGAGGCATCACAATATCAGTGAGCTTGTATCTGTCACCAACACCTATACGGAAAGCAGCACTATCCTCTGTAGGAATGGTCAAGCCCCTGCTATCCTGGTAAGGAATCAGAGTGAATTTCTTCGTTGTGGCATCATACTTGCTGATCTCCAGGGTTTGCGCTGCCAGCTTACCAGTTATGAAAGTTACCTTTGCGCTCACATTATTTACCAGGTGTTCATTGATGTCAAAGTCCATACTGCTGTCAGCAAACGAAAGGTAGTCTGGGTTTTCACCGCTTGAATAGATAGCTGTCACCGATCCAGTCCTGGTAGGAACGATCTCATCATAGAGCACGGAATCGGCATCCACTCCCAGGGCATTTGACAGAGCAGTATCTTCAATGTAGCGGGCATTCTCAGATGTTATGCCAATATACTCCGAGTTGGCCGCTATCACGGTTCCATCAGAGAGGGTATGAGCGTTTTTGTTCTTTCTTCTCAAAGGCAGCTGGAGCCTCATGGCATAGTCTCTGTAGCCTGTAGGCAGATTGGATGTGCCGCCCTCCACCCAGAGCCTGGTCTTGATGGCCTTATCATCCACCTTGTTCTCTTTCAGCGAATACAACCCTTTGCCCCTGCCCCACTCAAAATAGCTGGATCCGTCAGGAGGTGTTATATTGCTACCGAAATGGCCTATCTGGATGGTACGGACATTTTCACTCTGGGTAATACGGAAATCCACCTTGAATTTCTGGCATACCTGTTGAAGCACAGCCAGGCAGTTGTTACAGCTGAACTGGAAAGGTATGGGATCCTTGTCTGGGCATCCTGTCTCATCGAATACCCACCAGCCAGGATAGTCCTTTTTGGTATTGTTGATCAGTACACGGATGTACTCTTTGAGGTCATAAACCAGATCAAAGGTGGAAGTACTGGAGTTGCCAGAGGCATCCATATTCCTGTAAGGTGTTTTCATCAGATCGTATAGAACACCGTAGAAAACAGCATCATACTTGAAGTAGCCGTTTGGTGTAAGCTCCCTGTTTACCTTTGTACGGATATAATAGTTCTCGCCATTGACAACAATACGATCCCCTTTGTCAAAGCTCAGAATATCCCTGGAAAGAATGCTCAGGGTAACGGTATCTACACCCATCAGGCTCTTGCTCTGGGTTGCAGTCTTAACCGTGCGGAATGGTTCCTTATTAAACAGCTTTATTCTGGTTCCATTCCTCTTTATCAAAGTAATCTGTTCCATATTGTAGCAAAGTTTGTAGTGAATGATGTGAAGTCGTTAGGCTCACCTGTGATGATCACGTAATTATTGGAAACGCTGTGTGATACCGTCTGGCTCACGTCATTTCCGCTCACGTCATAGGTGTGCGTACCGTCACCCCAATAGATATTGACAGGTGATTTGCTCTGTATGGTGATGGTGCAAGTTCCATTGCCAAAAAGCACCCTCTTAACAGGCTCTGGCTCCACCAGCCTCAAAGTGAACGTACCGACACACTTGTTTTGGTGTGAGAAATCAGGTACAAGCCTCACCTCATCCTTGCAGATTACCTCATAAACCAGAACTTTGTCACCAGCTGCTATTTTCAGCCTCAGCGTCCTGTTCTTAGTCAGCAGGGAAAAGAAAGCAAGCGTCTTATTCAGGAGATCAGGGAATGTATCAGCCTCCACGATACATTTCAGCTGTATTGTGCGCTCCTGGTATTTCACACCGTCCTGATGGTAGTCCAGGCCGTTGGCTGTTCCCCAGTTGTAGGTAAGAGGATCCTTGATCTTTGGGATGGTAGTAATGCCTGATGATGCTTGCACGTACACACCATAGTTTGTGAACACGCTACCATCAATGGAGTAATCCACTGAATCGGCTGATGAAGCACCACTCCAGGATCCTGTTGGAAGTCCTGGATGTGGTACTGTCAGTTTCAGCGTGAAAGTGCCTACAAAGGTTTGCGGGTTCCATGCCTTTTCTATATCCACGGAATCCTTACAGAGCACAGTGAAGCTACGCTGCTTGTAGCTGCTTGTGGTTCCAGCCCTTGCCACCAGTGTATGCTCTTCTGCATCGGCAAAGTTAGCCAGGAAACCGTTGGCTTTAGTAATGAAGTCACTGAATCCGCTGGCCTCTATGAAGCACCTCAGCTGTAGTGAAGTCTCTTTGTAATATACAGTGCTCAGGTCATAGGCTGTGCCATGTGCAAAGTTCCAGTTATCTGACAGGAGATCCTTGATGGCGGGCTTGCACACCACACCATCAGAGGCCGAAACATATACACCATAGCTGGAAAAGTTCGTACCATCCACATAGTATTTTACATCAGCTTCTGCCATACTACAATATCATCAGTCGTAAGGTTCGTAATATCCTCCACGTTACCAGATATGATAATATCATAAGTACCCTCCTGTGCATAGGTATGTGTGATCGTCTGGCTTGTGCCAATCACTCCAGTAGTAAACTCACCGTCACCCCAGTTGATCGTCAGCTTCTTTGGAGTTGAAAGGGTAATGGAGCTTTGCGAGTTTGCAGTTTTCCCTATGTGCCTCAGTACCATCTTAACAGGATCTGGCTCTTCCAGGTTAAGCGTGAAAGTACCAACCATCATCTTCTCATTGTACTTTGGGAATGTCTTATCAGGATCAGATCCCTCCAGCATGATCACCTCATATACCAGCGGCTTTGTAGATCCGTTGTACTCCACCCTGAGCCTCCTGGTTCCTCTCATCCTGAATTGCTCAAAGAAGTGGTGCATCCACTCAATGAAAGAAGATCTGCTGTGAGCCTCTATGAAGCATTCCAGGGAGATCTTACGCTCCTTGAATTTCACATAGTCGTAATCATAGGCACGTCCATGATAGGTGTCGTACTCAGCAGTAGCACCCTCCTTGCGTTCCAGATTTCCCACCAGGCCGTTAGCCTTGCTCACATACACACCAAACTCCTTGAAGTTGATACCGTTGATGTAGTACTCCACATCAGTAGAATCTTTGGTGATCTCTGTAAGCTCATCGAGGGTTAATGCCTGGTTGTAAAGCACGACCTCATCCAGGAGGGTTTTAGTGCCAGGCATCAGCACATTGTCATTGACCGAAAGTCCTACTGGAGTTCCTGTGAGCTGTGCTGTGTAAACCTGGTTAAGATCCAGATAGACAGTAAATGTCGTGTCCTTTTTAATGAAAGTCAGAGAGTGCCATTGCTCAGGTGTAACAGTAAGCCATTGCTCCAGATACGAATCAACAGCGTTGTAGTTAAGGAGCCAGTTTAACTGATCAGTCACAGGCTTAACATACATCGTCAAAGTGAAGTCACCACTGAAAGGAATTGCCCTTGATGTCTGGGCATTGCCCTCGTTAGACTGAAAAGACTTTCCTTTCATTGCATCCCTGGAGAAACAGGCATCACCTGAAAGAACAGCATCCGCACGGCTACTTGAATAGTCATAAGCCTTGCCACCACCGTCTGGATCATCAAACGGCAAATACAGAATCAATCCATCTTGTTTCATAATTCAATATGTTTTTTTGTTTATACTATTTACCTTTATCCCAGATCCAATACACTCCACCTGGGCATCACCGTATTTGTTCACTAACACCTGGGCATTGCCACCAGCCACGGCTACCACCAGATGAGAGTTATCAAAAGCGTCTATAGTAAGTACGGCATAATCGCTCACATTGACAGCTGCCTGGCTTGTGTGCCTGATGTAGAGCCTGGAAACGCTGTACTCATCGTATTCCAGTAAAGCCTTGCAGCCTCCATTCAGCACAACGTCTGGAGCATTCCTTAGTCCAGTGATCTCATCATCCACATATCCACCGTAAGGCTCACTCTTACCCTTGAAGTTCTTACGCATGAAATCCAGCGTTGGATAGTCATTCTTGATACAGAAGTCTATCCCCCTGATGAAGAGCCTCACCATCTTTTCAACGGTATCGCTCCTGTCGAGCAAGCCCTGGTACTGTGAGCAAAGTCCCACGGCTATACCGTCCTGTTTTAGCTGTTTGTTAAGTTCCATATACAATACTATTTAAGATATTCCCTGTGCCAGTAATGAGTTTCCAGAGTTTATGAGCGTCTGGAACATACCCTTGATGGTTTTCAGCTCTTCCACGGTGTTGGCCGTATTGGTGCTGATTGCTGCCTGGAATAGCAAAAGCTGTCTGGTCATTTCCAGCATTTCACTCTGATTGATCACTATGGCATTCATCCTGCCAGCTACTATGCCACCTGTTTCCTCACTCATTCCCTGTACGGCTCCTGTGAGCGGATCTGCTGCCTTTTCCTCAGCATTCTTTATCCAGTCACCAATACCATCCAGGGCATTGTTGAACATTGCACCAGCCTGGTTTACCAGAGCCTCAAAGTGAGCACGCTCCTGATCGGTAAGGATGTTATCTTTCATTGAGCTACCCAGGTACTCCACGGCATCATTGATACCCTTTGCCAGGAACTGCCTCTTTAAAGCCTCTACCACGGCATTTTTAAGCACCTCCTTTGTTTTCTTACCCAGAGCACCAGCACGGTCTATTCCCTGATCGTATGCCTCCACCAGAGCATCTGCAAACTCATCAATGGCAGACTTTACATCAGTGCCAGCAAGGGTTTCCATCATATTACGCTCCATGTCCTGGATCTGGGTGTCTATATCCTTGATTTTCTCTTCCCACTGAGTTATCTTATCCCAGTCGGAATCTTTTTTATCCTTTTCATCCTCTATCTGCTGCCTGATCATTTCCTGCTGTTTCCTCAGGTTCTGTGTCTGTAGCTCCATGAGGTCATACATATCACCAGTTCGCTGTGCTTTTTCAAGTTCATACTGGAGTTCCTTGATCTGCTTTGTCAGTTCTGAGTATTTCCTGTAATCCCACAACGTGACTGCCAGAGAAGCCTCATCTTCCAGGGCTTTGATCTGATCCTGGATGGCAGAAACACGTTTCTTGTAAGCCGCCTCTTCTTCATCATTATACACCCAGTAAGTATGCTCATAGGCATCCTGTAGTCGTTTCAGTGAGCTATCCAGCTTATCCACCTCACGCTGTATGCTCTGTATGTGCTCTTCCAGCTCATCATCATTATTAAACAGCCCAGCAATGAAATTGATGGCCTGGAGAGCAATACTGATGGCTGCAAGGATAACGCTGCCTTTCTCTGCTGTTGCAATGGCCTCTGACATAGCAACACCAGCCGTTGCAATACCACTGAGGGTACTGATCACAGACTTTCCTGTATCACCCAGCATATCACCCAATACAGAGCAACTATCAATAGCATCATCCACGAAGTCAAAGCAAGCCTTAGTAGCATCACCCAGATTCTTCCAGTCTGTCTTGATCTGTTTGGATGTTTTCTTTGATCCGTCCTGTTGTTTCTTGAACACCTCACTGAGGGCTGATCCCAGAGCCTTGAATGGGTTGGTGTCGAGCACTTTCTTCTTAGCCTCATCCAGCTTATCCAGGACTGCTTTCATGTCCGCTGGATTCAGTTTCAGATCCGCTGTGCTCATCTTATTCTGGATGTCCTTTATCAGTTTCTCGATCTGTTCTACAGTCAGGCTGTCGAGATCCGCAAAGAGGTTTTTCCAGCTCTCTGTCTGCATCAGCATCTGGGCATTGAGGGCTGACAGTGCCTCGGCCTCTCCCTGGTTGATCATTGCCACACGATCACTGAATCCCAGCTTTTCTGCCTCATTCCTGAGTACCTGGTACTGCTGTGTTATCTCCAGCTTCTTTTCCTCAAATGTCTTATAGTTATTCAGCACCTCTTCCGTCACCTGTCGGCTCAGCTCACTCTCCTGCTGATTCAGCGAGAGGTTGGCAGCGGCATTCTCATCCGTATTCAGGTGGAACTCACCACGTGCCAGGCGATCTTTCATGTCAGCCACAGCCTGTAGCTTCTGTGCAAGCGTCTGAGCCTGTCGGATGCTCTGAGTGAGGCTTTCCTTGAACAGATCCATATTGGATTTTTGCCCTGTAAGCTCATTCAGCTGTGCCTTTAGTGAATTGAGGGCATTTGCATCACCCATCGTAAAGTCTTTAGGGTTTGCCTCTTTTTTGGCTTCCAGCTGTGCTATCTGTGAATTTACCCAGGAAACAAAGCTGGTTCCATCCTTGATAAGATCCTTGAAATGAGTGTTGGCCACGTCAGCACCCACATTCCTTACCCAGGAGAAATATGATTCATACCGTCTCTTCTTATATTCGATCTCACCGTCAAATAGCTTGATACTCTCACTGTCGTAAGCCTGGTTAGCCAGCTTGCGCCTCTCTTCAAAGTTGCGCTTTTCCTCATCAGTCAATCCACCACTCTTAGGACTGGCCTTTTTCCTGGCTTTCTCCAGCTCCTTTTCCTCCTTAGCTATACGGTCAAGCTCTCTCTGGTGCTGGAGATCCAGGGTTGCCTTACGCTTTTCATAGCCCTCTTCCATCACAGAGATACGTGCCTCTTCCAGCTTGCGCTGTGCCTCCAGCTGTTTCTCTTCCAGCTGGTTGTTGTTCTGATCCTGCTGGTTGGCTTTGTTGGATCCCCCCTTAGACTGTGTAGGGCTATTCTGCTGGAGCTTGCTCTGTAGCTGCTGTAATTCCTTGATGTGCTTCTTACGCTGTTCTGATCCGTATTGCTCAGTGGAGATCATTTCACGTAGCTGCTTGATACGTTCATTGATCCCGCTGTCAGTATTCAGATCATTCATCTTAGTGGTAAGAGCACCATTCAACTGGGCTTGCAGCCCTAAGCACTCCTGGAGCTTCTTTTTCAGATCCTCTATCTGGCTGGTATCAGTCTGAGGATTGACTATCATTCCATTCAGCCTGTCTATCTCATCCTGATTATCCTTAACTTTCTTATCCAGATCATCAAAGCTCATTTCCACATAGTTCACACTCTCCACTACAGGAGTAGGATCCTTAGGAGCCAGGAATGCACTCAGTTCACCATCAACCTTTGCTATCTGGTTCTGAGCCTCCTGAGCCGTATTGACATACTCATTCAGGTAGTTTCTCAATACAGGCTTGAAAGCCTCTATCTCTGTACCGCTGGCCTTTGATCCGTTCTGGATCGCTTTGGCTATGTTATCCAGGATCTTCTCATAGGCATCAGTGTATGCCTGACCAGTAAGCCCTACAAGCTGCTGTGAGGCATCCTGTGTCATGGCCTCCACCATATCCCACATGGCATCAGAAGCCTGTCTGATATTCTTTGATGCAACCTCCTTATAGGTCGCTACAGAGCCAGAGGATCCCCTGGCAGTATAATTGGCCTGATAGCCAGCAAACTCTTTGTGTGTAGCCTCTTCTGCTGCCTCTTTGAGCTTTTTGAGGGATTCGGCATGATCATCAGCTGCCTTTTGCATGGCTTGCTCCACATACTTAGCCTTGACCTTCTCGGCTGTAGTTTCCTGGATGGCCTTTTTCAGTTCTTCATATTTTTTGCGCTGATCATCCAGAGTGTCATTCTCTTCAAGGAGGGTTTTGTTATACTCCTTGCAGATGGCATTTATCTTATCTATGGCATCCTTATGTGTCTTAGTGCCATTTTCCGTATTCCTCAGAACGGCAAACAGGAGATTGAGCTGGTCGATCTCCTTTTGGGTTGTATTCTGGAAATCACCCATTGCCGTATTAGCCTCTTCCTCTTCACCTTTGAAGAGCATGAAAGCGGAAATGAGTGTTCCAACAATGGTAACGAGCCAGCCTATAGGATTGGCTTTCATGGTAGCCCAGAGGGTTCTCATCATGGCAGTAAGCCTACCAGTAGCTACAGACAGTACGTTTGTGGCTACTGTCTGAGCACCCTTTGCCGTTGTGTCTGTTGCTGATGCTGCTGTAGATGTCCTGGTAGCCGTGATCTCCAGGGTTTTCTTCTTTGTGTAGAAGTCTGTAGATGCTGCCAGGGCATTCTTTCTGGCTATGGCGGCATTATCCTCAGCACCCTCCAGTTTCTTCTGTGCTGTAGCTATGGCACTGGCATCACCAGACTGCCTAACCCAGTACAATTCATAGCGTGCTGCCTCAGCCTTTTGCATAGCGGAAACGGCTGTCTGTTTGGCTGTTTCCATCCTCCTGGCTGCTGCACTGACCTCAGTACGCATAGCCTCCAGCTCAGCTGCTGCCTTTTCCCTGGTAGCTGCTGTTGCCGTGCGCTTAGCTGCCACCTCCTGATCAAGTGCTGCACGGTATATGGCACTCTTTGAGCTTAGATCAAGTTTCTGGACTGCCTGCTGCTGATCTACTGTCAGCACTTGCAAGGCTGCTGCCTCATAGCCCTGTGAGCTTGCTGTAAGCCCCAGGTTTGAAAGATATTCCTGCTGCTGGGCTGTCAGTAGGCTCTGGATGGTAGCGATCCTCAGACGCTTCTTAACCTCAGCTATCTCTTCTGCTGTCAGCTCAGCCTCCAGGGATGCTACATAAGCCTCGTTTGCGGCTTGCATGGTACGCTGCTGTGCTGCTACCTGGCCTGTTGCCACGGCCTCAGCTTTCAGGAGTGCCAGCTTAGCCTGTCTTGCTGTGTTGTCGATCAGAGCAACACCAGTATATCCCTTAGTAGCCAGCGTATTGAGCATTATTGCAGCCCTCACCGTACCGTAAGAGACTGCCACGGCCTCCAGAATATCCAGGATCGTCTGGTAGTGCTCCACCAGGTAAGATGCTCCATTGATGGCATCGGCAAACACCTCCTGGTTCTTAGTGCCTATGTCGTTAAGCATACTATCCCAGGCATCACTCAGGTTGGAAAGCATACCTGTGAGGGATGCTGACTGCTTTTCCATGAGGTTGTAGAACTGGCCACCAGCATCCGTCATTCCGTTAATCACCTTTTCCACCTCAGGGAATCCGATCTTACCAGCCGATACCATGTTATTGATCTCATCAGCGGTAACACCGTACATCCTTGCAAGTTCCTTAACCAGAGGAATACCACGGCCTGTAAACTGCCTAACGTCCTGGGCATAGAGCCTACCCTGTACCATTGTCGTACCATATAGGTACACTATATCATTGAGAGGGATGGAGAGACCAGCTGCTATGTTACCCAGCCTTACCAGGGTATCATTCACTTTATCGGCTGCTGTTCCATAAGCCAGGAGCTGCTTAGCACCTCCAGCGATACCAGCCAGGTCAAACGGTGTCTTTGCGGCTGTAGTGATCATCTGATCCATCAGATCCTTTGCCTTTTGCTCAGATCCCAGCATAGTGCCAAAGGCAATCTCCAGCTGCTGGAACTGACCACGTACCTGTACTATGCTCTGTAAAAGCCCTGTCATTCCCTGGCCTACCAGGTAAGCCTGGATATACATAGCTCCTTTCTGTGCAAAGTCCAGAATACTTTGCTCCATATCCTCAGCCTCCATCTGGATATTGGTGGAAACCTGTCTGATGTGTCGATCCATTGCCTCAGCAGAGACGTTGAAATCATCTATATCTAAAGTGGCCGCAAAGCCTAAAGCACCGTTAATATTCTCCATTACAGCATATTTTCTATATAGTTCCTTATATCCTCTTCGGTTTCAAGCCTGATGTTTATATCCTCGCTGTCACCCTTATTAGGATCATCCTTTGTCCTGGCAGCATCGGCTATAAATAGCGTTACGTTCATCCAGGATATTCCCCAGAGCAAGTAATCATAAGTCCACCCGAAAGCCTTGCAGATCTCCCCACGATTACCCCACGGACTGTTAAGCCCGATTATTTCTCTACCAGATTTGCCCTGGGTGTCGGCTTTGTCGCTCCGATCTCCCTGATTGATCTGATAGAGGATGTAAAACCCCCTGGGTTCATCATCTGGCTTATCACATCAGCCAGACGTTTCAGGCGGTTTACGTTTAGATTGTCGATAAAGAACTGTTTAAGCTGCCTCACCTCCTTATCCAGTGGATCGGAAACCGATGGATTGTTGATGACTGCAACAGCGGCTATCTCTGCAACCAGCCCTATATACTTGAATAGCTTCTTACTCTCCTGTTGTGGCAGATCCTGTAGCTTTGATTCGTCATACTCGATCTGTAGGTACAGGCTCCTGATCCTGTCAATGGTTCCCAGGTAGAGAGGTGTAATGCGGAAATGCCTCACGTACATCTTTCTGAGTTCCTTTTTGTCTGGATCTGGCATATCTTCCAGTGTGACATCCCAGTCCTTTGGGATCCGTCTGTCTCTCCAGACGATCAAGTGATCAGGGAAATGCTTATTCCACCAGGCTATCCTCTTAGGAGGATTCACTGGGTTAATTCTCAGTGGAACTTTGAACTTAACCCCCATGTCTATGAGTGTCTGAATAGCCTTTTCTTCGATCTCCAGACGTTCCTCTCTGGTAAGCTCAGGCTGTTCTATCTTTGGCTGTTCCTGTACCTTTTCTTCCATTGCTTTCTGTTCTTTATCCAAAGAAGCCCCCTAAACCAATAGGGAATAGGAGGCTTCCAACAACTTTATTTATTAATCAATTTCTCATCGTATGAGCCAACCTGGTTACTGATCGTCAGCGGCTGTCTTTGGAGCATAGCTGATGGCAGATACCGTTGTAGCCGTTACGTCAAGCAGAGTGATACCCTTAGCAGAGTAAGTGGTATTGATCTTTGCCGTAACATTGGCAACAGGGATCGTCAGCTTCTTTCCAGCCACAGGGATAACCTCAAACTTCATCTGGATCTGATCGGCAGTCTCAGATTCTGTATAAGTTCCAGCAGTGTTATCTCCAGTACCACCCATGAAAGCAGCCATTTCAGCAGGGGTAGGATCCATGATTGAGAAAACCAGGTCGTGACCCTCCTTAGTAGCCATAACTATACGCTTGGTGCTGGTTTCTGACTTGTGCTCAGTGATGGTAGGATCCTTTGTAACAAAGGTTGCGCTATCCTGATACACATCTGAAACTTTCACCAAAGCAGGAATTGTTCCAGAAGCGGGTATAACGGCATACTTGATGCTCTTCACACCCATTGTAGCATTAATATTCATATTGCAACTAATTTAATTATTATTACTCTTCTTTACTCTTACGGTAATCTCCAAAGCCAGTGAAACAAAGTGCTCATTCTTTCCTGGTTCCTTGATGGGAGGATCTAATGCTCCTATAGTCCAGTTCCATCCCTCTTCACTTTCGTAGTGGGATTTAAGCACCTCTATCACGGCTTTTCTGATCGCTATAAGCCTGGGAAAGTTTTTCACATAGACAGGCTGGTTTCCAGTTTTCTTTACCAGATCAGGCACGTGGATGTTTACGTTCACCTGGCCGTATCTCACGGATCCCTCACCAGTTATACGGTGTGGAACTAAGATCACATCCTCTTTTGTATAGTCGTTTCTCTCATAGTCGATCTGACCTGAGATCATTCCAGCCACATTGCTCTCCTGGAGCATATTGTGAGCCACTACAGCTATTTCCTCAGTAGTAATCATTACAGGTTTCCGAATAATTCATTTGCCTTTTTCTTTGCCAGATCCTGGAGCCTCTTAACCGTCTCAGGAAAATCTTTCATTGCTTTCAGCTGGGCTGGCAGGATCACGTTGTACCCTTTGGCTTCCACGTAGGCGGCATAGTTCATACCCGCTACAATGATGAGTGAGAAAGAGTTTGGCAGGGTTGCAGCCATCTGTTGTGCTGTCTTTAAACCCTCAGCGGCTCCCTCTCCAGGCTGGATTTCCCCACCATAGTTTAGGATCTTACCCTGTTTCACCACCGCATAGCCGATAGAGTTTGTGAGGTTGCCAGTCTGATCCTGGTAATTATGCTGATCCTTAGCGTACTTAGCAAGCTCTTCGCCCATGTACTGGAGCATAAACACCGTAGCTTTCTCCAGGCGATCCTGAAAGGCATTCACCTGAGCTGCCACGTAACCAGTTCCAAACTTTGGCTTTATCCCCATAGCTCAACGTATTTCCTTTGGTTATCAATACCCTGGATGGTGAACTGATCAGTAGTGCCATCCTCCAGCGTTATCTCCACCTCTGTACCGATTGTGAGATCATCACACCTGTACGGCTTCATTATAAACAGGTTGTAGGTATAGGAATGGGTTTGCCCATCCGTTCCCACGTACTGCTTTGCTGGGGCATACTTATCAATCTGGCACAGGCATCCGTCCATCCATTCACCATCTTCACCTCCTACCAGAAAACCAGTATTAGGATCTTTTTCAGGATCCTGTTGGTTCTTATACCTGAATGTGCCGTTCCACCTACCCATAAGCCTACCACAAATGAGATCCACCCTCAACGGCTGGCACTTCCACGAAATCCTCAGCATCCAGGCCGTTTTCATCAGCAAGTGCCTTGATACGCTTTTCCAGCTCTTCCACCTTATAGCCCTGGGAGCTTTTACCCATGCTGTCAGAGGAAAGCACTATCAAACGTCTCAGCACAGTGATTGCGGCCTTTGCCACGGCCTTTTTATCATCCGTGGTGTATTCCTCATCAAAGTCGGAAATTCCAGCGTCAATGAGGCTCTTTTTCAGAGCGGCTGGGCTGGGAGTGTATGGATCCAGCTCACCGATCAGTGCATCAAGTTTCGTATAAGTGTCTGCCATTGCGGAATTGGTTTACTCAGTTACTGAAAGTTTCTCAGCCAGGAGTGCTTTCTGATCCTCTGTGATCTCACCGATTTTCTTAGTGAGGCCATTCACACCAGCGTTAGGTGCTACAGGCACACCAATAGCGATCAGTGCATTCTTGATCTCCTGAGGATCGTACTCTTTGCCATCGAAAGCCACTTTTCCAGGAGTGGTAGCACCGCCATGCTTTCCACCGTCACCAGCATCAGCACCAGCGTCATTTACCACATCATCCTCGTTTGCAGCCTTTGCCTCGATCAGCTCAGCAAGTCCACGGCTTACCAGACTGTTTACACGCTTCACATCCTCTGTTTCCAGAGTGTCACCTTTAGAGTGGACGGTTTTGTGATCCGTCACACTCCGAAAGGCTTCAAGAGCTATAAGTACGAATACTATTTTCTTCATAGCCTCACACGTTTTTAACCCTCAGGGAGAGCATCAGCGGATGGAGCCGTGCCATTATCATACTCATACTTAGTCCAGTACATACGCTCGTTACCATCAACAGCAGGAACTGTCTTTTCGGTAATGCCACGTACCTGGAGGCAGATGATAGCGTCAATCTCAGTGATCAGAGGCAGCAGACGTGCCGATCCCTGAGTGTACTCAGCAGCAACCTGGTTGGTGGATTCACCTGTGCGCCACTTAGCGATACGAATACCGTTACCAGCGTTCATGTAGTCCACATTTTCCTCTTCCATCAGCTCGCTATCCTCAATAGCTGGCTGGATCTCACCGATCTTACCAGCGGGCTTGATAGCAATGAAGTTGTGGTTCCAGGGTTCCAGGCTCTTACGCACACCGTCACGGTCAATGGCAAACTTACGTGTGATCACCTTGATCTCAGGGATGTCATTCTCTGTCAGCAGAGCTTTCATCTCAGTCTCAGTAACAACCTTAGCCTGTTTGTCAGTGCCATGTGCCATCAGACGTGTGGTTGCGTCCATCTTCAACCAGAAGTACAGATCCTGGCTCATCAGGATCTCACCAGGAACAATGCCACGGTTGCGCAGATCAGCGCAGATCATAGCAAGCATCAGGATAGGCTGTACCTTACCAGCAGCAGTGTTGGCGGTAGTCCAGTTGAAAGCGGACATGAGCTTGTTCTGCTCACCCATCAGGTAGTCCACCTCATACTTACGGCCTCCAGGGTTGTTTACGTCAGGAGTGAACTGGCATACACCCCAGTTAGACATAACTGTGAGGGTGATGAAGTCCATAACATCCTTACAGCCCAGGTAGGCATCCTGAACGTCATGCTTCAAGGTCTTTTCGATCTGCCTAACCTTATCGGCTTCTTTCAGGCGGGGATTCTCATAGATCTCCAGGAGCTTACGGTAATCCCTTGCAGGCATCGGGAACTTGTGACCCACACGTGGGATCTCCTTAGTCCAGATGTCGAAACCGTCAGATCGCCTCAATGGTGTGGGAGATTCGTCACCCAGCAGGGTAGCCATGAAGCGGATCCTGTACTTACCAACAATAGCCTCAGCAGTAAGGCTCATCTGAGGTGTATTCCAGTCAAACCACTCATCGCAGTACATCTTCTGGAACAAAGCCACCTCACGCTCAGAGGCTTTATCGAAAGTTTTCCTCCATGTAGCCAGGAGGTCAAGGGGAGCACCATTCTTGTGCAAGCCCTTGAAAGTTTGGAAAATTGATACCATTTCTTAATCGTATTAAAGGGTTAGTACGACTGTGAGAGCTTCACGTGAGGATTTCCAGCCAGAGCCATACCTGAGGCATCTTTCTGGCTTGCGGGGATCTTAGGCACACGTCTCTCCAGGAGAGCGTATTGCATAGTATCAGCGCACACGTCAATAGGGGTCTCAAACTCTTCTACCTCAACATCCTTGATGGTTACGGCACGGCCTGTAAACCTCTCAGCGGCATTGTTAGAAGCATCCTTAACCACCTCTTCCAGAGTATCACCCACAGCAAGGCCACTGATGGCGGCACTGAGGGTTACAACATACGTGCTCTTCGTTTTCGTGATGGCAGCGATAGAGACAGCGTTAGCATAAGTGCCAGAGATAGCACCAGCCTTAGCCACCTTTTCACCAACACAGAAAATGGGCTTGAAGAACTCGGCTACTTTCAGAGATACCTTTTTGGCATCGTCTGAATCAATCTCCACTACCTCAGCAGTTTTCAGGATCTGCACCAGCCTGGTTTGCTCATTGAAAGTGGCTACAGAACCAATGGGGATAATGTCACCCACATTGAAGCTCTGGTTTGTCACGTCCAGATTGAAACCTCCAGGAACGATACTGGGTGATCCAGTAAACACTGGGCGGGAGCCAGTGAATGAATCGGTCTTACGTTTCATCTTCTTTGTTATTTAACTGTTATTGACTCCAGCAAGCTATCAGCGGCCTCATCGACCTGCTTTTCACTTGCCACCTTTTTACCCTCTGGTTCCTCAGTTTCCAGTCCGTTGGTGATCAGCCCCTGCTTAAAGTTCTTAATGGTTTCCTCAGCATCGTCACCCTCAGCTATTGACTTAGCCAGCGTATCACGGAGATACTTGGGGATTTTGTGATCTTCCATCAGCTTCTGGATGTTAGCTGTACGCTCACCAGCAGCCTTTTCGCCTTTCAGGGTTTTCAATTCCGCTGCCTGATCTTCCATCTGCTTCTGCATCTTTTTCAAGAGCTTCATCATCGGATCCTTTTTGCCCTTTTTCTTGGCATCAGGATCATCGTCTGGATCATCATCATCATCGGAATCATCGTCTGGATCATCATCATCATCGGAATCCTTGCGCTTTGGATTCTTTTTCTTGAAAGCATCTACCCACCTGGAGGATTCACCCTGGCTTTCCTTAGCCACGTCAGCCACCAGGTTTGCAGCCGTTTCAATCGCTGCCTCATCAGTAGAATCATCCTCAATGCTGCCACCGAGCTTTTCGGTTATCGCTTTAAGGTACTTCTCTGAAAGTCCAGTGTCTTTGCACAGACTTTTAACCTTTTCAAAGAGTTTTTTGTTCATAAATCAAGTTGCATTTTAATTAAAATTCGGTGCAAATATAGCAATAATTTTTGTGATGTGTTTGATAAACACAGATAAAATTTACCACGTAAATTAGTTAAAAAAGCATAAAAACACGTTCACCAGGTGAATTTTTCCGCTAAAAACTTTGTTATTTCCGAAATAGTCCGTATATTTGCACTGTGTTTCACAAACACACTTAATAAATGCAACATCAATTAAAATTTCAGATTATGACACAGGTAAGTTATTCCAAAGAGCAACAGGATTACATTGATGCAATGAAAAAGGCAATCACTAAGGCAGAGGATCTGAAAAGCTCCACTGGCTATGTGGTAGCTGGTTTCGGAGGTGATTGCTACTACTGTTATGTAGGTTTAGGCAAAGGCTACAAAGGTAGCTGTTTCTTTCCAGCAACCGTTGATGCTGTAGTATTCGACACAGAGAAAGAGGCTCAGGATCACTGTTACACAGGTTTCCGTAATGGCAATGGCAAAGGTGATCTCCTGGATCTTCACCCAGTAAAAGCCTCTGAGTTCTTTGCCCAGAGAGCTGAGAGCATCCAGAAAAGCCTGGATTGGGCTCTGGATATGTGGAAAAATAATGTAGGGAGGATGTGATATGGGATTGATCAAAGATGCTATCAAAAAGGCTTATGCTGACATGGGGATTGAGGTGGAGTTTCTTAACACCTCACCCCAGGTAATAGAGACAGAGAGACAGGCTAAGTACCACGATACGCTGAGAGCTGAAAGAGGCTACACACAGGGAGTACACAGAGCCAGACAAAACAATAAGTAAAACCAATCTAAATGCAACACTGATATGGCAAACGGAATTATTACATTGAGAGTGCTCCAGCAGGACACTGATGATCAGATTAGGATCGGATCTGGTTTCCCAGCATTGGAGGGAAACATTGATAAGGTGGTAGAGAATACCATCAAACAGTATGGTAAGGAATTGGAATGGTGTGGAGGTTTCCAGGAGGGATGCAAGCGTTACTACAAACGTATTGCCCTGGTGAATGCTGACACACTCCAGAGCATCAGGGAGATTTACCCAGGAAAGGAGGCATAGCATGGCTAAAAAGATAGACTTACAGGCAGAGATCCAGAATTTCAGGCATGAGCTTGCAATATTCTGTAAGGAGCACGGCTATTTCTTAGAGCAGAAAGATACAACAATAAAAATTGATAATGGAATTATCTCATTTGATGAGACGATTATGACTACAGGAAAATTATTAGCAGAAAAAGTTAAGGAGGTATGATTATGGCACAGAAAGCACAACTTATTGACGTAATGCTAAGTGATGGCAGTTTCTTCTGCCAGCTCAGATACACAGGCACACCGTTTATTAAGATCGTAAATGGAAAGGCACAGCCCTCTTACGACAAAAAGGATCTGAGACGCTTTGCAATAGAGAAGCGTCCATCCCTGGCAGATAAGAGCTTCTATGTGGAATTGACAAACCAAAGAGTATATTGATATGGTAGCAAAGTTATGGGACGGTAGCACCGTCAGGTTTAGCGGGAATGAGGTACAAGAGATCTCCATTGAGATTGATGATTATTCCATTTTAATAGCCTGGAAAAACGGTGATGTGGATAGAGCAGAGAGTATAAGTATAAGATAAAAGATATGAGCAATATTTTCGATACAGAGTATTTTCCGACACCCAGGGAGGTTATCTCTCAAATGATAGCCCCCTATAGGAAAAACATAAGCAAGAAACAGATTCTGGAACCCAGTGCTGGTACTGGATCCATCCTGGATTACCTGGCAGACAGCTATTCCTACAAAGTGCCTAAGCAAAACTTGTATGCCTGTGAGATCAATCCAGAGCTGGTGATGGTGCTACAGGGCAAAGGCTATAAGATCCTGGCTGATGATTTCCTGGGCTACCAGCCAGCGCACACGTTTAACCTGGTAGTGATGAATCCACCGTTCAGCAATGGTGATGAACACCTTTTGCACGCATGGGATATTATGTGGACTGGTGACATTGTTTGCCTCCTTAATGCAGAGACGATCAGGAACCCATACACCCAGAAGAGAAAGCTCCTGGCACAGATCATCAATGATCATGGATCGGTGGAATACCTGGGTAGATGTTTCAGGGGAGCCAGCAGACAGACAAACGTAGAGGTTGCCATGATAAGACTGCACAAGGAGGTCAAAGATCAGCGGTGGCACATCGACTTTGGGGATGGTGCAAAGATAGAGGGTGTACCCGATTTCAAAGAGGCTGTTTCCTCTGGATCTGAGATCGCCATTGTGGATAAGCTGGGAGATTACCTACACGCATGGGATAAGGCAAAGGAGGCGGCTGTGGAGTTTATCAAGGCACGTAAGAAGCTGGATTTCTACGTGACCGCTTTCATGGGCACAGAGGATGTGAGCAAGCTGGTAGGTGAGCAGATGGCACAGATGAAAGGATCTGACAGCGATATGCAATGTGCCTACAATGCTTTCCTGAATGCCGCAAAGTCCAGGGCATGGAAAGAGATCATTTCAAACCTGGGAATGGAAAAGTATATGACAGCCAATCTGCGTAAGACATTTGATCAGTTCTGCGAGGCTCAGGGAGCTTATGAACTTAACAGGGAGAATATCTATAAGCTGATTCAGTTTGTAGCCCTCAACAGCCGTAATATCCTCAAAAAGGCTGTTGTGGACGTTTACGATATGTTCACAAAGTTCCACAAGGATAACACCGTTCTTACTGAGGGATGGAAAACAAATAGCCAGTTCAAGGTGAACAAAAAGATCGTTCTGCCTTTCTTCGTGGATTCAGGCTGGAGCAATGGACGCTACAGGGCTGATTACAACCGATACAATGAGTACAGGGATATAGACAAAGTGATGTGCTTTATCTCTGGTGTTCCTTTTGAGAGCCTTAACAGCCTCTCAGAGAAAGGTAAGGAGAAATGTGCTAAGATCGGAGGCTATAAGTTTGGCTATGAGGCAACAGCAGAGGATTACGATCACCTGAGCCTGGAAAAGGCCGTTTCCTTTGTGCAATATGGTGACAGTAGCCTACATGAGAGTGAGTTTTTCCAGTTCAGATGCTATAAGAAAGGCACTCTGCATATCATTTTCAAAAGTGAAGATCTCTGGGCACGGTTTAACCTGGCTGTGAATGAGGGTAAAAGAGAATTGGGATTTACTAAGTAGAAAAAGTATGAGTTACTACACAGACAACGAGATAATTCGTAAGATGGTGGAGGGCATGAATAACCATTCTGAGGAATGGATGAGGAATATGATAGAGAAATTCCTGGTAAATGATCCGTTTCAGATGATACACGAAATGCCAATACCATACCTGGCAGCTGATGTAACGAGCCGTGAAATACCAACTCCAATAAAGGTTGGAACACCTCTAAAAACAAAACTGCCAGAGATCAAACCCTTGCAAGTCAGTTGTACAATAATTGATAAAACAGTAAAAGAATGGCTAAGATACCTAAATGCGACAAATGCCAACACTGGGAGTACACAAAGACGTTAGGATCTCCAGACGTTCCAGAGTGGCACTGTCGGTTTGGTTTTTCACCCTCTGAGAGCTGCCAGGAAATGGCAGAGTACAATATAAAGTGCAAAAGGGAATGGTATAAGAAACACCCTGAGGATCTACAACTAAAAATAAGATTCTGATATGATCACAATTCTACTAATAATATTAGGCATAGCCATTTATATAGTATCAATACCGATGGCACTGTTATTTTGCTGTGGTATGTTCAATATATGGCCGTGGTACGCATTCATTCCAGGTGTCAATACGGTTATGACAATTATCGTAAATGTGGTGCTACACAAATACTTGAAAGAAGATGAGAAAACCAGATGATCAAGTTCCCCAGATCTGTATAAAGATCATGGTGTATGACAAATGCCACGTTGATGAGGTGGTTTACTACAGGAACAAACTGCCTATGTGGATCGTTGAGCAATGGAGGTGGTACTTTGAGTACCTGGCAGCACGGATCAAGGTAGCACACCCCAGGAGAAAGGTAGAGCTTGTGATCTGTGCCCAGACGCTCCTACAGGGAGAGGAATATATCAAAGTTAAGTCAGTCTCTCTGCTGAAAGCAAAGAAATCAATGCTTACGAGGCTCATAGAGCGGCCTGTGGATGCTGATCTGTTCGGTTTCAACCAGGAGGTAAGAAACAAGAAGATCGAGGCTCTGAGGGCTGAAATAGAAGCCCTGGAGCGTGGAGAGTTCAATTACTATGTACCAGTAACGAATATAAATGTTATAAAACAATGGATATGATAGCAAATCTGGTGGTTAAGGATGGCAGGAATGGCTACACCACCTATCAGGTAGGCAAAGATATACCTGATGTGAGACAGCAGATTAGGTGTGTAAGTATTGATCACAGTGTAGGAGGCTACACTGTTGTAGGTGAATCTGGTGCTGTGTACATAGACGTGAAAGAGGAGTTTGTGGTTAAGAGAGTAACAGTAGATTCAAATTTTATAAAAGAATAGATATGCCTATAAGACCAGAAAATAAATCCAGATACCCTAAGAACTGGAAGGAGATCAGGGCTGCAATCCTGGAGAGAGCTGGCAACTGCTGTGAGTTCTGTGGTGTGCGCAATCATACCTACAGACAGAATGCCCAGGGAAAGACGGTTAGGGTGGTGCTTACTATAGCTCACCTGGATCATACTCCAGAGCACTGTGATCCATCCAACCTGAGAGCACTGTGCCAGAAATGCCACAATGCCTATGATGCTCCACACAGAGCTGAGACACGAAAGAAAACAAAGTCAAATCAAAATCAGTAATATTATGACAACATTATGTAGGGGTGAACACTGCCCAGTTAGAAAACAATGTACCAGGTACACTGCTGGCCTGGATGAGAAACGTAACGGATCTGATGATCGGTACATACTCCAGTGTAGGAGCCAGAGGATGTTTACCAATGAGGATCTTACACCAGCTGGAGATATAACTGGTATATCCCAGGAAACTGCTGATGATCTTGCAAAGGCTTTTGCTGATTTAGGCAAATCAATAGCTCCACTGGCAGAGGATCTGAATAAGTTTGTAACAAACATCCTGACAGATCAGTATTTGGAATTGGCACGTCAATTCATGGAGGCAAAATATAAGTCACTTACAAAAACAATATTCACCAGGTGGTGGTGGAAGATGAAAGCTGATAAGCTATCAAAGAAAGTTGATAGTCTGGGTGAATTGATTGATAAACAAATAGAGAAAGGAGGTGATCAATGAAAGGATCAATAACGCTAAAGATCGTACTGTCACCAGGTGAGAATACCAATATCATCCTGGATAAGGCAGATGCTGAAATGGGTATGTCAGAGTTTCAGGATCTGGATAAGGCTGTTAAGAGCTTCACGGCTAAGCTGAATAAGATCCAGGGTGTTGATGATCCCAGATGCAAAGACTGCAAGCACTGGGGGAAAGGAAAGGCCACTATCAATGCCTGGAACCAGAGCTATGTGTGTTTCAAACAGCGTAAGGAGATCCTACACCCTAAATTTAAGGATCAGGTGATCTACTATGCTAAGCCCAGGCTTTGCAAGGCTTGTGAACTGTTTGAGAGAAAGGAGGACTAACTATGGAGTATGTCTATCTCAACAAAAACCCATACAACAAACACGTAAGGGATTGTGTTTACAGAGCCATTGCCTATTTCTTCAATGAGCCCTGGAGGGTTGCTGTGATTCGTGTAGTACGGAATGCTATGGCCTCTGGTAATGTGAATTTCAACTATACTACAAACATAGTTGATTTTATGAAAAACCAGGGATATAAACGCCTGAAAGCACCTCACAAAGGTATTACTGTTAGGGAGTTTGGCAGACAGGCGAAACAGAATGAGGTATATCTGATTCATGTAGCCAAACCTCAGCACCTGACAATCATAGATGATGGTAATCTTATTGATATTTGGGATTGTAGAGACTGTGTTATTGATTATTATTTCAAGAAAGAAAAGGAGGTGTAACTATGCTGTTTGTGAATAACCTGGCAGATCTCCTGGAGGATATAGAGCGATATAAGCAACAGTTCCCAGGATCCTACACACCATACTCTGAGATCAGGAAAACGCTGGTGAAAAGAAAGGATGATCCGATGGGATCTACTTTCGGTATCTATGTAGCTGGAGAGTGGCAGGATAAGTGTTACGGCTTTGAGGTTGATAAGGTGAATGCTACCCAGACTTACTTTCAGTACCTGGGAACGTGGAAAACTTAATTGATGTGGTATGAAGATCTTAATAAACGACAAACTGATTGATGAGGATGTGATCAATAAACTGTCAGAGCGTTTCTCCTGTACGGTACAGGAGATTGAAATGCTCTTTGCTAAGATCACACGTATTGAAACCCCCTTTGATCTTGAAGATGTTAAGGAGGCTACTGAAAGGCTACAGAAATATGCGGATAGTGTCACTTGCATTGTCGATGATATTAAGGAGCTTTTCATTGAGCATAGCCGTGAATGCTGGCACACCCACCATAAGGATGGTAAGCCCTGTAAGGCAAAGATCAAGCCCATATACTGGCACAGAATCAGGAGCTTTTGCGTACAAAATAACTATCATTGAGGAATAAACCAGGTAAATTTTGCATTTTCTTTGCAAAACCTTTGGTATTTCGGAAATAATTTAGTAATTTTGCGTTCAATAAACACAGTATATGATCAACGAAAAGCAATATAAGGCACTAAAATTAGTGGCAAAGAAGCTGGAACGGTACGGATACATCAGAGCCTATGAGTTTGCTCTGGACTTCTGGGGAAAGGATCTGGATAAAGAGTACCTGTTTACCTCTGTGAGCAACCAGGGAGGCTATGGAGCCTGTGCTGGAAAGAAAGCCTGGAGGTGTGGAGGTGCTTATCTGGGTAGGCTGGTTAAGATGGGATTGCTCAGGAGAGTGGGCTTTTACTATTACCTCAGTCAGAAAGGCAAAGAGGCGATCAAGGAATACGAAAAAGCAAAAGGAATAAAGAATGAAACAGAATAATGTGATACACGTTGAGCTGGATGAGCCGTACCAGGGCAAAAAGAACTGGTATTTCGGCTCTGTAGCTGCCATCTACCAGGAGCTACCCAAAGAGGTGGTAGGAGCTGGTAAGGAATGGCTCTGGCAGTGCCTGGCTGGTAAGGATGAGCACAGAACCAGGAAAGCCACTATTAGAAGATCGAAAGTAATAACCAAACAACAGAAAAGATGTTAGGAGCAATAGTAGGTGACGTGATCGGATCACGTTTTGAGTTCAACAACACCAGAGACTATAATTTCAAGCTCTTCACCGATGAATGTAGCTTCACTGATGATACGATCTGCACGGTCGCTATCATGGATGCTATAGTGAGCGGAAAGAGCTATCAGGAAAAGATCCTGGAGTGGTGTAGGCAGTTCCCCCATCCGATGGGAGGCTATGGTGTCAGCTTTGCCCAGTGGCTCAGATCTGAGAATCCTCAGCCTTACAACAGCTTTGGCAATGGTGCTGCCATGAGGGTTAGCCCTGTAGCCTGGGCATACGATAACCCGACAGATGTAAAAGAAGAGGCAGAAAAGACTGCAGCAGTGAGCCACAACCATCCTGAGGGGATCCTGGGAGCTGTTGCTGTTGCTCATGCTATCTGGTATTTCAGGAACTGTGAGCAATCAACCATCAGAATTGAGGGACGTATCATGCCTTACGCTACAACAAAGATCGTTGATCTTCAAGACTTCATAGACACCATGAACCAGTACTACCCTGGCTTTATGGATCGTGAATTTACGCCTGGTAAGTTTGATGAGACGTGCCAGGGTACTGTACCTCTGTGCCTCCAGATCGTCTGTAACTCGCACGGCTTTGAGGATGCTATCAGACGTGCAATCTCCTGGGGTGGTGACAGTGATACTATAGGTGCTATTGTCGGATCCATAGCAGAGGCACGCTGGGGTATTCCAAATAACATCTATGCGTTTGCCCTGGGCTACCTCCACTTTGATATGCGGGAGGTGATCATGAAATTCAATAAATACATAAATAACAAGTGATATGGATATTTTGGTAAATGCACTGATCAATAACTACATAGATCTGATCCTAAAGCCTAATGGTACAGACAGAGCCAGATTAAGAATGGCTTTGGCATCTGTTAAAAAGAATGGGGTTTTAGGAAAGATGGAAACAAGGGAATTTGCTATATGCGGATTTCCTATTATCTCTATTGTTTCTAAGTATATGAAAGTGGATCCTGAAACGGCTGGAGAATATATATCGAAAGGACAAATTTCATATAGTGATCTCTGCGGTATTATTGGTATATTCGCACAGGAACTAAAATTACAGGAGGTTTAGTTATGGCAAAGGATTGGAATGAGCAAGGATTTTTCTCAGGGATCACTGAGGACTATTCAAACTACACCTGGTATAAGGGAGAGAGTGAAAACCCATACACAGGCGATCAGAAACGGCCTCTGGCGGCTCAGTTCTGGGAGTATGAGAGAGAGTTTCACCTAAAGTATCTGGATCGCTCAGACACCAGCGTAAGCCTTGCTGATGCTTACAAGCAGTGGAAAGTAGAGCTGATCCAGGAGCATCTACCTGGTAAATCACCGAATCCGTTTGGTGATCAGACAGATTGGGCAAAGAGCTTTGAATCTGGTAAGAGAGAGAGTTAGGATCTCAGATACTTTAGGAATGCAAAAGGGTTTCGGTTACTCAGGTAGTCGGAATCCTTTTCGTTTGTGTACGCCTCTCTTTCAAAGGATATGTTCCTGTAGGCATTACCCTTCATAAAGAGCCTTATGATCCATTCCAGCACGTACCAGAGGTAGAACGGTATATATAACAGTTCCCTCATCTGTGCTGTATGGATCTTTTCATGGTTGATCACCTGTGGGGATATGTAGCTATCTCCACGCACAAACAGGATCCCAAACAGATTGATAGCCAGGAATCCCTTGAACGGAATAATGTTGTTTCTTACGATCTTCATATTTCCTCCATTTCTACTACCCAGCCTCTACCAAAACCATATTTCTGTGTGGTTTCCTGGTACACAGCCGTTACCTTGAACTTAGCACCAGCACGAAAGACAATCTCATTCTCGGATCTGTAGTGTGATATGGGCTTTATGTCGGCTCCGTGCTTTGACTTGATCACGTACATAAAGTTATCACCAAAGATCTTTGTGGTGTCTATGCTGGTTGTGGAGCTCATCAGAGCCTTATTGACGTATGGCTGACCTGTAGCCAGGCAGTCCTGTAGGATCTTGATCTGCTTTGCCAGTGTTGCACTGTCGAAGCTGACACCAGAGAACACAGTACCCTGGAACCTCGGCATCTTTTCCAGGGCGGCATTGCAAGCCTGTATGAACTTAGGACACAGACCGCCATAATCTTCCACCACACCGTGGTAGCTGTCGATCACACCGTAGCTGTAGCGGTTGATCCACTTGGATCCGTAAGAATACCTGTTGATCAGTCCCAGCTCTTCCACTGGTATTCCGTATTTCTTAGCAAACTGTTCCATTTCGTAACGCTCAGAGCTTTTCAAGTGCCATTTGCCACCTACCTCAGTCATTGCGGACGTATTAGGTGTTGCATCCAGGTACTCCTGGAGAGCCTTAGCAGCACTTTCCTCAGTCTCACCATTCAGTTTCAGGATCTTTCCCTGGTGTGAGTGGTATTTCTTAGCCAGCTCCTTTTTATAGTCTGCCAGCTCAGCGTATGCCTGGTTTACCTCAAAGTTCCATTGTGATCCGTGCTTTGCCAGCAGATCATCATACACAGCCTGGAGCCTGGCAATCTCCAGCTTTTCCTCAGCAGTGGCAAACAGATCAATGGTGGATCCGTCACCTCCCTGGGCTACCAGCTTCTTTAGCCTGGCTTTCTCCAGATCCTGGATTCTCGTTGCAGCCTTTCCAGTCAGGTCTCTTATTAAGGCGGCATCCTCACCCTGGGCAATAGCCTCCTGGATCTGCTTCTGTAGATCTTTCAGCGGCTTGCTCTTGCTCTTGAATGCCAGCACGCTCTGAGCCTCTTCTGATGCTGTCTGGATCTCCAGCTTCTTTTCCACCTTTGCCAGCTCATCCAGGAGCATCTTAGCCATTTCCTGGGATGTGGCAAACTTATTCTTGTCTGCTACCCAGTTAGCCTCAAATTTGAGCTTCTTAGCCTGGAAAGCCAGATCGCCAGTGGAGATCTTTAGCTTGAAAGCATCGAAAGCCTCATAGAGTTTCTGAACGGCCTCTTCACCGTACTGCTTAACCAGAGCCTGGTGATGCAATTCCTCAGGTGTTGGCGGTTTCAAAATCTTATTCACCAGGCTTTGGTTATCCTTGATGAAATAAGGCAGCGTACCCTTTGCCTGTGCTTTCTCCATCCTCTCCTGGATCTTAGGATCCTCCAGCCAGTTCTTAAACACCTCAGGAGCTTCTGTAACCTCGTTTGATGGTTTCACAGATAGTTTGCCTGGCTCTTCACCGTCCATGATCTTATCAAGCATCTTATCAATATCCTCCTGGGATGCAAGCACAGGAACCATGTAACACCTACAGTTAGGATGCCAGCCAGTAAACTTAAATCCTTTTGGGTATATTCCTTTCAGCAGATCACAAATATCTGTGATCGGATGGTTGTTAGACAGTTTGATCTCGATACCTATTACAAAGTCCAGCTGTTGCCACCTCTCAAAGTCTGCTGATCTGTATGCAATATTGGTCTCTGTGCGTGCAAGCCTCTGAGCGTTCCTGTAGCTGGATCTATATACTCCCTGGCCTGGGTGGTAGTGTTTTGGGTTATCGTTTATCCATTTGTATATACCATCCTCAGGGTCGAAGATCCTACGTTTCCAGATGCGGCCATAGATTGGCTTTCCATCCTCATCCTCTCCGATCTTAACCCTGAATCTCCTGTACCATCTGTCAGGATCCTGTAGGTACTGCTGGATCTTTGATGCAAGCTGGTTTGCTGGTGTACCCTCACCAATAGCCAGATCCAGAGCACCCTCCAGCTCTCCTTTGTACTGGCTGGTGTACTTCCATACCTTTTGTGACAGATCCAGCCCATCCGTTTTCCTGGCAAAGAAAGCATCCATAGCCTCCTTATTCCTGAGAAAGTACCTGGCAAAGTGGTGATCTTCAATGGACTTTTCACCAAATACAGACTTCACCAGCTCATCATTATTCTCATTGGAAAGAAGCCACTCCTTTTGCACACCTGTACGGATCTCCTGGTAAACACGGCTATACATATTCCTGAGGATCGGCTGTACCTCATCAGTATATCCGTACTCAGAGAAAGAGAAAGGCACACCACTCTCCAGCTCTGTACCTTTCACTATCTCTATGATCTTACCCAGTGAATCATTGTAGATTGCACGCACATTGGCAGCATAGCCCTCTGTACGCTTGAAGAGAGCCTGCTGGAGCTGCTTACCACTGAGATACTTTCCCTTTGCCATCGTTCACCAGGTTAAGAGGCTGCAAAACTAACGCTTGCCATCAAACTCTGTTGCCTTGCACGCTGTCATTTTCACCTCACGGATCTCACCGTCTGGCAAAGCCACAACAAACCTGGGTGATCCAAACATCGGCTTGTATGTCTCGATTACCTCACCCTCATAGGTCTTTTCAAACAAGGATGGATCCACAGCGGGATCATTGTCATGTGCCAGGGAATAAGCACCCTGATTGAACTCAGTCCACTTAACTTTCTTTACTCTCATAGCAATTCAAACTTCTTAGTTATATCTGGTAAATCTAATGTCTTACCCTTGCACTCATGGGTGCAATCATCCAGGAACTGGATCTTTCCGTCTGTCACAAAGGAGTGGCAGTAGGTACGCTCACCTTTCCAGGTGCTTTCTACGGCTACAGACGGTCTGATCGTTGGTCTCTCCAGGTCTTTATTGAAATCCCACACAGGGAACTGATCACGTGGATCCGTTCCTATCTCATGCGGTTTCTTGCAAGCTGGGCAAATAAAGTAGTAAAGCCCATTGCTCTCTTCCAGTTTCTTCATCTTTGGCATAGTCGTACTTTGTTAGTTATTCGCCCTGTCCGAACACATCAAACTTATTCAGCTCCTGCTGTCGCTTGATCTCCTGCTCCATTTTCTCGGCTTGCTCTGCCTTGATCAGCTCATACTCTTTCTTTGCATCCTTGATCAGGTAAGAAAGTTCAAGCATGGTCTGGGTGCTCATGCCACCAGCACCGTACTGTCTCAGGATGTCATTCAGGGTATCTGATACATCATCACCAAACGGCTCCTGGAACTCATGGCCTATCTGTAGGGCATCATACTGTGCTTTGTGTGCATAATCCAGGACGTTGCCCAGGATAGCCAGCATCAGGTGTGCGTGTCGATTCATGTAGCCATCATGGGTTTCCTTTCTCTTCTCAGCCTTGATCACTGCCAGGAGCATCACCTTACGGATCGCCTTAGCAGAGAGGTTACTGAGTGACTTCATGTTATCAAAGTCGATATTAGGAGTGAAAGATTTACTGAGTATATGCTTATCCAGACGCTCATACTCATTCTGCTTGCTCTGACTGGCCTGATCCCAGGTAAGATACTCCACCTTACCACCGTTTTTCAGGATATACAGCTTAGCCTCTTCTTCTGCCTTAGGCAGTGAGTTAAGGATCTCAGCCGTTGCTACCATTGCTGGGTTAGCAAAGCGATCATTCACATCTGCATCAGTAGAGGTTAGTGCCTCTGTGCGCTCGATCATAGGCTGTGTGCCATCATGCTCCACCTCTTGCTCAAAAAGCAGCACAGGGATCTTACCGATAGGATTCTTGATCACCAGCACCTCCCATCCGATACTTGCACGCTTGCACCTGTAGATGCTATCAGCCGTGTAAATATCCAGGTGGTGTACTGTGTTGTTACCCGCCTCTGTCAGGTAGTAGCCCCAGGCAAAGGCAGTCAGCCGTTTATACTGATCCTTGATGTAGTAAATATCATCATTGTTTTTCTTGCTCAGCACATTAAGCAGCAGCTTAGGCTCATCGGTCTTACTGTCACGGTACACATGGTAGAGGATAGCGGAAACACCCTCAGATCCTGCCACACGCTTAGCCTCCCTTACAGCGGCATTGAAGCGTATATCCTCCAGGGTCTTTGTGAACTTCTGGAAAGCATCATCAGTACCCTCTGAGATTTGCGTCCACTTCACAGGTCTGCCATACAGGAACACCAGGGCTATCTCATTGATGAAAGTCTGGTAGGGGATGGGGATCTTCCACCTCTTGCTCCATCGGAGGAAATTGCCATTTTTGTCATACACGGCACGATCCTGCCTCTCGTTGATCTTATGAGTGGAAACCTCAAAATCCCTCAGATTGTTTGCAGCCTGGATCGAGCAATCTTTCATCATACTAACAGCCCTGGAAACATCCTTTGCCTCCAGCAGCTCCGTGAAACTCTGCTGATAGCCTATAGCAGCTTTCACCTCGTTTGCGATACTGTTTAATAAACCCATTTCGTAACTATTTTATGTTGTTAGTCCTAACCTACGCTCTATATCGTCTGGTATATCGTACTCATTGTAGTCAAACCAGGATCTCATCAGAAACATATCCCTCCAGTCTGGAGATCTGCCTATATCCAGCTTGATCTCAGCCTTTGGCTTTAACATCAGCTTTCCGTCATTGTCTGGCTTCCAGGTCTGTAGCTGTTCCAGCTCATTTGTGATCTCTTCACGCTCTGCCTGGCTTACCAGGTCTGCCAGCACTCCTACCTCATTTGCATTGATGTGATCAGCCAGCTTGTAACCGCATTGTGCCTGTAAGTTCTGGTAGTTCTCGCCAGCGAAAGGCACTGAGTTGTTCACGAAGCCCTCAATGTCACAGTTATCAACCACTCCACCGCCAACACCATCCTCATCCACTATTGCACGGTATCTGGGGATCCTGTATTTCTTCTGGCATCTGATGATATATGTCTGGATGTCCGTTGTCTTAGAGACAGGGAAACACTTGTAATCAATGAGCATCCATCCATCCCACACACCGATCCTGGCATAGTCAGCACCAAAGCGGGCTATATCACCAGTCAGGTAGTGTATTCCAGTCCTGAGTGCCAGGATATTGCCAAAGATCGCACATATAGCATCATGGCTACACAGAGCCAGCGGGTTATCATCATACTCCCAGTTACCCTTGAAGAGACGTTCAAACTTAACCTTGTCAGAGGTCGTTTTCAAGCCCTCCACATAGTCAGGATCTATGAATGGGTTTTCCTGTACCAGACAGGGGAGATAGGCTTGGTGCGCTTTCAGCGTGCCTTTCCTCCAGGGAGTGTAGAACTCATCATACATCCAGTTCTTTTTCGGGTTACAGGTGATGAAGAGCTTACGTTTCAGGCCATACTCTCTGTTAAGATGTCGGCCTACACGTGTCTTTAGGGTGTCGTATGCTCCGAAATTCACCTCACCGCCCTCTTCGATCCATCCACCTGTGAACTCTATAGATCCATATCGCTCATACAGCGGATCAGAGGGAATGTATTTCAGATCCAGGAAATCTATTCGTGAGCCATTGTGAAACTCAATGTAATTGAGGTTTGCGTTATAGCTCCAGATCTCATCTGGCACATTGTACCTGGTACACACTTTCTTGAATGTGATGTAGGTACTCTGTGTGATACGTTTCAGCTCAGCACGTCCTATAAACCACTTTGTTCCTGGGAAACAGAGGCTCATAAACAGGAGCCAGGCAGCACCAGTCCATGATTTAGCACCTCCAGCAGCACCACCATAAAGGACTTCTGCGTGCTCATCATCCGTCAGCAGATTCAGAGCCTCATTCTGTTTCTTGTGTTGCAGCCCATCAGCACAGGTTATGAAGTCGAAGCATCCACGCTTGAATAGCTCGATCTTCACCTGTAGGGATGTAGGGATGGTGACAGCCTTGAAACGTGCCATACGCTACCCTCCTTTCCCCTTTTCGATCTTTTCCAGGAGCTGGTTGTATTGTAGTAATTCCTCAGTAGAGAGCATAGAAAGATCCGTGGGTGCTTTCACAACCTGGTTTTCAATCGTACCCTCAATAGTCTGCTTAGGCTGACCAAAGGAACGCTCCAGAACGTACTCCAGAGCATCCAGTTTGCCATACCTGATACAGGCATTGATATTGCTCACCAGCATCTGGATCCAGGCTGGTGTTTTCTGGTTTGGCTTTTTCTTACCTGTCTTTTCGTCTATCTCACCACTCTGCACCAGAGCTGTGAGCTTTGACGGTGGCAATTCCAGGAGGGCTTGCATGATATTCTTGAAATCATCCTCTTCAAGCTCATGCCCGATCTGTTCTCCGATGGTCTCTTTGAGGTACTTATACACCTTAGGCTTCCTGCCTCTCTTATGAGGCTGGTTTTCGCTTGTGAAGCGGTTGCCCAATTTGTTACCTTTTTGAAATCTCATCCGTTGATTCTTCGTTGATTGCGTTTGTCAAACACACCTACAGGATAAAAGGAAATCAGAGGCTTGTATGCACTCTGATCCCTATTCACCTGGTAAAGTCTTACTCTCCAGCAGCAGCGGCCTCCTGAGCCTCATACTGTTTCAGGAACCATACCATAAGGCTGTTACCTATATCATCATAGGCATCCAGTTTCTCACAATAGGCATCCGCTTTGTCGATGGCAGAAGCCAGAGCCTTACGCTCTTCATCCGTAGCCTCAGGAGGGAAAAACTCTCCTGCTATGTCCTTTTTCATCATTGCCAGCTCCAGCTCAGTAAGCTGAATTTTCTCCTGGTTTTCGCTTTTCTGTGAATCCATACTTTTACTTTTTTAATGTTATACTTATATTTTGTCGAATATGTTTCCGTTGTGATCGCTGTGTTACAGCTTCCATTTTTTAGCTATACTGATGGCCTTACGTGTATATTTGTCAGAACGTCCGTGAATACCTTTTGTAATCACCTCAGCCCAGAACTCATCCACGTTTGTCTTACCATATCGGCCATAGCCTTTCTTTTTCTTATCCCTACTCCACTGATGGTAGAGCTTGGAGATCTCCTTACCAGCGGCTCTGTGCTTTGTCGAAGTGTAAGAACTCGTCCAGGTAGCGTGTGCCAGCTCATGTGTAACCGTGTGCTGTGCAGCCCTGTTTGTCACGTTCTTAAATCCGCTGTCATAGTTGCTCTTCTTATAAGCAGCCTCGAATTTCTTCTTTGGCTGGTCAAAGTGGGATCTTGAAAGATAGATACCTTGGGATCCGTTTGCTCCAATGTAGGTTACACCGTATGCACCTGGAATGTCTGCCAGCTTGATACTCCTTTCCCTCACACCCATCACAGCCTCATACCTGGAGATAGCACGGTTTATCTGTTTCTCCATATCCCTGTGTTTCATCCCGCCAATGGAAGTGGCGGACTTTTGCATCGTCTGTACCTGTTTCTTGGTAAGACGCTTACCTGTAGAGGTCACGGCTACACCAGATCCACCTCCACCTTTTGCGTAATTGTTTACACCTCCTGAGTTCCTACCCATAATCTTAACGAATTTAATTGTTACTATATTGTGGCTCAAAGCCTATTTCTTCTTAGCGTTGATGAAGTCAGTCACATACAGCAGCCCTTTCTTCTGGCAGAAGTCCTGGATCTCATCACCGCCTCCATATACGATCAGGTTAGGAGTTTCCAGCCCGCTTATCTCCTGGGCTACCTGGAGATCCAGTTTCAGGCTCTCCATCCATCCGTCAAGTCCACGTGTAAAGAAAGCGTTGTAGCCCTTTGGAATACCCATTTTGTTGTACTCTATGAACTTGTGGGAAACATTCAGATCCGCATACACCCTCACACCACACTCCTGGAAATACCTTGCAAGCCAGCGTTTCCTGTAGATCAGGTAAATGCCATAGGCTACAGGTGTCTGATCATGGCAGCTACAATTTGGCTCCACAATCGCCTTGCATCCGCTCATCAGGAGCTTCACAGGATCCTTGAATAGAGCTTCAAACCTGTAATCATCCACGTAGAAATGGTAGGTTGCCACGTCCTTTCTCAGGCGGCTGTTTGCACCCCAGGGAGAAAGAGGCAATTCCAGGTGGCTTGCTTGCATTTCCAGGAGCAATGTGGGAATGTCGAATTTATTGTTTGCTGGATAGAGCACATCCTTTAGCATGGATCTGTAGAAATCCTCCTTTTCAGGATCGCCCTCATCCTCTTCATCATCATCCGTTTGGTTTTTCTTTTTGCCCTTGCTCTTCTTAGGCTTATCCTCAGGCTCATCATCGTCACCTGGAAGATCCTGAGGCATCTGCTCTGGCACTCCCATCATATCGAAGTCAGCACCATCCCAGAAAGGATCCACGGCCATAACGTCATAGTCCCATTCACCGTTAGACACGTTATCCCTGGCAATGATCTCCTGCCTCTCATCATCAGTAAGCTCTGAGTAGAGCATGGTAGGAACCTGTTTCAGTTTCAGCTTCAGTGCAGCCTTATTTCTCTGGTTGCCACACAGTATATACAGCTTACCGTCAATTTCCTCCAGTGCCTCAGGTCTATGCACCCAGAATCCATTGTCACGTATGCTATCCACCAGCCTTGCAAAATCCTCCTTTGAGATCTTTCTGGGATTGTGCGGATGCTGGTGCAAGTCCTTTGGGTCTCTATATACTAACTGGCCTACTTTCATACTATTTCCCTCCTGCTATTTCTGGAACCTCATCACCAGTTTCCTTGATACCCTTGAAGATGTCTCTCACGTCCTTTCCTGAATCCACGTCATTGAAAGTGGCGAAATCATCAGGAACACTACAGATCTTACGGATCCACTCAGCACGCTTAACCAGGTGGTGGTATCTCTTATCCACATACACCAGGATATTACCGTTTGCATCCTCTCCAATGGCATAGAAACAGCCTCTGTAGTCCACTGGGCATCTGACAGCCTCCAGGATCACAATAAAGTCATAGCAACAGGCCGTAACCGTTGCCGTCCTGTTCCAGATACCGTTGATGTAAACATCCACCCTCTCACCCTTTGAGGGATAAGTGGTGGGAAACAGGTTGTGTAGAATGAACGAGCCGATATACTCACCCAGTCCTAAGAAGATCCAGGCCATTGCCATAATTGCCAGGATCAGTAGAGCCGTTAATATGATAACTACATTACCCATAACTCATTTACTTAGTGAATTTTCGTTGCAAAGATAATAAATTTCTGTGTTTATCAAACACATTTTAAGAGTTTTTTAGTTTCAAAAGCCAAAAACGAGCATTGCGGCATCCCTATTGTGCTCATTCGTAGGCTTTTTCCATCCTGTGAGTTTCTTGAAACTCTCAGCATTCATCTTAGTGGCATTGTTCTTTGGTGCTACCATCTGGAACTCCACCTTAATGTCTGTCAGGAAATCCTCCCAGATCTTACAATCACGCTTTACTGATCCAGCACCCTGGAGCTTGTCACGGTCTTTCTTAGGATCGTTGTAGCCGTACCAGGTACGCTTTCTTGCATCCTCCACCCTCACAATGATCTTAGTACCGTTCATGTAGGCATTCTGCTTATACCCTTTTACGATCTCCATTGCACGGTGGATCATCATTGTCTCGATCTGGAGAAAGGTGCGCTGCCTGTTATCCCAGACAGCCACACCTGTATTCACACCTGTATCAATCCCTATGTAGATCATTCCTTAACCTCCTGGGCTTGATCATTATCCTCTGGCTGATCGCCTACCTCCTGGGCATTCTCTGGCTCAGGCTCATCATCATCTGCCTGGATGGAACCAGGCATTTCACACAGCTGGATCCCCTGGAGGGTGTTACGCTCTTCCCTGGATGGATAGAACTGTACCATCATGCAATAGTCTGGAATGTACTTATCCCTTGCAGCCTGTATGATAGGCAGAGTTATCGGCATTGCCTGGCTGAATATATGGAGCATCCAGAGGTCGTTTTCCCTGGTGACAGTCACGATACAAGCCTTGAAGAGGAAAGTGCCCTGCTTGTACTTACCATAGGCATCTTCCACCTCAGGCTCTGCATCAGCCGTTTTCTGTAGCAATTCCATCAGCCCAGCATTGATCATGTGCTTACGCTTTGCCCAATACTCAGGGAACTCAATCTTACCATTCAGTACCACACCACGCTCTGCCAGGGCTTTCTCCTGATCCAGCAGTGCATTTTCTTTTCTTGCCTTTTTCTGTGTTCTATTCATAACTAATTGATATTTAATTGTTTATAATGTTTCTATTTCTTTTTCAACCTCTGATATACGCTGCTCTAAGATCATCATCATACCAGCTTTAATCTCTCCATCCCAGGTAGATTCCCTATCTGAGCTTGTGCTGGTCGTTTCATAGACCATGATCATTGAGTGATTGCCAGCCAGTAGGCCGCTCATCCTTTTCAATTCTGATCTCTTATTCATCAGATCCTGAGCTTTCTCCAGATTCTCTATCTTCATATTTGCATCTCATGTGTTGCGTTATACATTCACCATCATAGTACTCACAGGCACGGCATTTAGGACTGAGAATAGTAACACCAGGCTTGTAAGGGCACGGTGTCACATATTCCCTACCTATGCTGTTAGGATCATGCCTGGAGTAGTAACTGAGGATCTTCATTATTTACCAGGTTTATCAGCCTGTGCCTTATACTCCCTGGTAGCCTTGATGATACTCTCATGCTTATCCAGGAGCTTAGCCATCAGATCAATGTCGATAACTGTATCACCATCCATGTAAGCCCAGAGGGTACGCAAAGCCTCCGCTACCTGTTTGGCCTCCTTAGACGTTTTCAGGGCATTCAGAACCTCCTTATTGGTGGCGGTGGATCTGCCCTCGCTCTGAGCTGACTTAACGGCTGTCCTGGCCGCTTTCACCTGTTCCTGTTCTGTTCCATAGTTTCCAGCGATCTCCCTTGCAGCCTTAACCGAAAGCTGTCCTGAGACTATCTTTTCCTGTAGCTCTGATGGCAGATCCAGCAGTGAGAGGCACTTGCTTATGAAAGCTGGGCTTTTCTTGAACTTGTCAGCTATCTGTACCTGGCTGTAGCCAAACTCATCCTTGAACTTCTGGAACATGATAGCACATTCGTACTCAGTGAATTTCTTTCCCTCATTCCTCATCATTTGCTCAATATAAAGATCCTCAGGCTTTGCATCCTTTGGAGCCTTTAGAGCCTTGATGTATGGAATATCAGCACCCTCATGGATAGCCAGCATAGTAGCCCTATATCGTCTCTCACCGTCCACCAGCTTGTAACGCTCCTTACCATCCACCTTATAGGGGATCACAGTGATTGGGTTAAGAACTCCCTGAGCCTTGATCTGTTCTTTCAGCTCATCCAGGTCAAACTCCCTGCGAACATTGAAACCATCCTGGATGTCAATGTTTCTCGGATCTATCCAAAAGAGATCCGTTCTTTTTGTTGCATTTGTTTCCATAGAATAACTAATATCTGAAATCTGTTAAATGAATGATCTTACCCTCAAATACGTTGCTCTTATAGAGTGGAGTGGAAAAGAACCAACTCACAAAATCCTCCACGCTCAATCCGTCATTCTGAGCCAGGAGCTTAACGGAAACCTCCTTACCGTCCACCCATGCCTTAGGCAGCTCATCCTCACTGGAGTAGGTCATTGTGATTGATTGCAGCCCGATCTTATCTACCTCTCCCAGTGTCCTTTGCTCTGAGTTGTACGGTCTGCCAGTCCACTCTCTCAGGCTCAGGTACTTTCTCCCTGAGTTGATCGCCTCATAGCACTTATCCCACCATCCTTTCTGATCGGATCTGATGGTGTGGATCTTAGTGCCAGCTTTCAGCTTACCCTCAAATCCAGTCAGTTCACCCACCCTGGGATGGCCTGGAGGGAATTTCTTTGAAAAGGTGATAATCACCTTACGTTTCTGTTCTTTCTGTGCCATAATCAATACTTTTTTCCATGTTTGACGATTCTGGTTTTGTTGTACATCATCTTTAGATTGATGTGTGTTATAATGTCGATACCCAGGAGCTCAGCATAATTGCATATCTCCTGTTTAGCGTAATTCAGTTTCTCATCCAGACTAAACCCATCCTGGCAAAGATACTTTTCAATGGTACGGATATTCTCAGTAAAACTCTTATCCTTTGAGATCTTACTTTCCGTTAGCATAATGCCAGACAGGTTTATATTGTGCTTTCCAGCCAGATCCAGGATCCTGATGATAGCATCTGCCAGCTCATCACCAACACTATCCTTAACCCTTTCCTTAAAGTATGTCTTAAACCAGAAACTCATCCATTCATCTGTGATACCATACTCAGACGCTGCTTGTTGATCCACTATAGCCACCATTGCCTGGAGGTTTCCGTAATTCGATTTTCTGTCTGCATCAACAGCCTCCATGAGCTCAGAGGATATAAGACAGAGAAAATGATCATCACTGAGCTCATCGTCCCAGAAACCGTGACGTACTGCTGTTTTGTGGGCATTGTCACGTAATGTATTCCAATCTGAAATCAGTTGCATATTTACTTAGTTTATTTTCTACGGCTTTCACCGTGTAGTTCTATAACATTGAAACTTTTGAAGCGATCCACCAGGCGATCCTCAAAGCGGCTTTTCAGATCTTTCACTGTCAGGTTGCTTGTTATGTGGTAGTATTTGCTGAACTGCTGGTATATCTCATAGCGGGCAAACAGGAACTCATCAGTTATCTGTGTAAGAAGAGTGCCAAAGCTCTGCTGCCTCTCTGTCATAAGCCCCAGGTCATTCAGGCAGATATTGAACGGATTGCCCTCAAAGGCTTTCGGATCTGCCAGCTCATTGAACGTATAGCGGTCTATATGGCCGTTGATCTTATAGTAGTTCATCAGCTGTGTCATGCTGATATTACGAAAGGCATTCTCATTCTCAGTAGCCCTGAGGTAGTCGGCAAAGATCTGCATGAGCATCGTCTTACCAGTGCCAGGCTCTCCGATCAGCATAAGATTCTTGCAGATCTTATAGTTCTCATCTGGAAAGACACTCTCTGCCAGCGGGCATCCATTGAAATAGTAGAGTAGGAACCTCAGCACTTTCTCATTGTGCTCATCCACCTGGTAAGAGGAAAATTCCCTCAGCATATAGTTGTCACCTATGCTTTTCACCAGGCTTGCATGGATCTTATACTCATCCTCATCCTCCAGGTTGTACTTAAAACCTCTCAGAATAGTCTTTCTGTGCTTTAGCCTTTCCTGCTGTGCCCTTTCCTGAGTTAGCTTGAATTGCTTCTGCTGATGATCCCTGATGATCTCCAGAGCCTCCCTGGTTGTCATTTGAGAAACTGGTTTGCCGTTGATCTCCATACTTCATTACCTCTTCGTTATACCGATCCACCACCCAGTTAAGGATGGCCTTGTAATCACTCTTATACTTTTTGCCTTTGGAACCCTTATAGTTATCCAGGATCTCTATCATACGCTTAGCGGCATCCTCTCCAAAGCTCTCACAGAGCTTAGCGTACTCATCCCTGGTAAGGGTGACACAATCGGCATATTTGTACTTCTTAGCCCTTGCAGCCTTTTCCCTCTGTTCCTGTGTCAGCGGTGGAGGTGTCACCACCTCTACGTCCAGTGGCAGCTCAGCTTGCACAGGAGCCGTTTGCTTTGGCTCAGGAGGCTTTTGGGTGAACACCTTAGACTTTGTGGTGCTACCACCCTTAATGCCAGCCTCACGTCTTTTCTGGCTTATCTCAGCACTCCTTACCATACGTCTGCTGTATATGGCTCCATCAGCACGTACACCACACACACCTCCAATGATCAGCCGATCCAGCCAGGTATCAGATCCAGAGGCATCCTTACCCAGCATCCTGACTATCTCATCCTGGGTGTATATGTCACCTGTAGGCTTCACCATCACACCACGCTCAACACTCTCCCACATATAGCACAGCATATCCATCCACAGCCCTCTGATGTCAGGAGGCAGCACTTTCAGCTCTGGGCATCTTAGCCAGTCGGAGGTGTCGAAAGGCATCATCTGTGTTTTGTTCTTAGCCATATTATATGTTTTTAATGCTGGAGGTGCAAGCGTACCCACACCTCCAGCGGTTAGGAAATAGGGTTAGATCTCCATGATCGCAATGTCTGGAGCAATAGCACGGATCTGATCCAGCACATCGTCTATACACTGGTCACGGTAGCTTTCAACAGCCTCGTTAGCACCAGGAGATACAAGCTGGAGCACACAGTCACCATCCACCACGTAATGATCAAACTCCACCTCGATCACAGTCTTAGGAGTGCCACGGAAAATAGGGATGTTCACCTGGAAAGACTTAGGCAGCTCACTCTGCACAACCATCTGGAATACGTCTGAGCGGCTACCAGAGGAATCACGCACTTTCTCAATATTGCTCTGAACGGTAGCCTTGAACGATTTGAGTGCTGAAACCAGCTTAGACCATTCGTTACGATCCACGTTGGCAATGCCACGGTTAAGTCTCAGGAACTGACCCAGGCGATCAGGAACCCAGCCCTCGGTAGGATTGTTGATCTTCGTTTTCTTGAAGATCTCAGTGAACTCCACCTTACCAGTGATAGTACCTTTTTGGTACTCATCATTCTCATTGACAGTGAGGGTGATCTTCATAGCCTCACGATCCACCTGGATATTGGCACGCTTCTGGTCAATGGTATCAACACGCTTTTCCAGCCAGTCAAACGGTGTTGAGATCGTACCCTCCAGCTTTGTCTTGATCGGCTCCTTAGTAGGCAGGGGATCAGCGGCTCTTGCAGCCTCACCCTTTCTGATGATCACCTCTACTGGCTTTTCGCCTGTGTAGTTTTCAATGTTCACACACACTGACTTTTCAAAATTCTCTTCTTGCATAATTTTTACGAATTAAAATTGTTAATGAATAATGTTTATTTAGCCCTCAGTTCCATTCTTACGGATGGCCTGGAACATTGTGCGCTGCCTTTCCTCAGGTGTCATATCACGCTCTTCCACCAGGTAGCCGTTGGTGTCATAGAAACCAACCTTACCGATCTCTTCAAACACGAACTTGAACGTGTCACCCTGGACTTGCTCACCGCCCTGCTTGATCTCATCCAGGATGGCATCCTGTCTCTCTTTGAGAGGCTTGATTTTTCCTTTGAGGTCAGCAGAAACCTCTCTCAGCTCCTTTTCCAGAGCACTCTTTTTCATGCCCACCTCACAGTACTCAGCACGTTTGCCTTGCACCTCTTCTGTGCTGAACTTTCTGGTGTAGAACTTTTCCACGATCTGATCACAGCTGTCACGCATGATCTGTTCTCGTTTTTCCATCGGATCATCAGCAAGCATGATCTCTGGCACTCTCTTCTTTTCTTCCATGTTGTTTAATTTTTATTGTTTGACAATAGGCTCACCAACAGTAAAGTTGAAAGCCTGTTTACTCATTTCTCTAATTCTTTTAGATTGTTCAACTTCTTAGTTATCTTTCTCACAATACGGATAGCGTTCTGAACTCTCAGGCTTTGCCCTGGAGGTACGCTGTCTATGATCACTGGTAACAGTCGTATCAATTCCGATACCAGGTTATTTGCTATGATCTTCATTGTCTCTGAGCATCCAGTACTTATCAGGATCTGGTATATCCACATTCAGGAACTCTTTGGCATATTCCCTCAGCTTCTCACAGTAGGCAGAAAACTCAGTAGTGCTCATCCTGGATGTGGAGGATGGGAACTTGATGATCTCACCTGTTTCCCTGTTCACCACCTCATCTGCAGTCATCTGAGCCTTAAAGAACTCATGTAGCTGTTCTGTGTTTGTGAACTCCCAGCCAGCATCCACCATTGCATCCAGCATCAGGGGATATATACAGCCCCACAGCCAGCCGTTCTGATCATTGGATCTGGGCTTACGGACTTTCTTCACCTCTACCAGGTAAATTCCATCCAGAGCCTGTACGAACCACACATAGAGCTTATTCAGGTTAAACAGGCCATTCACCTTTTCCACAATAACCTTGCTACTCATAGAGAGCCATCTGCTTTCTCAGAGCCACGCTTACCTCATGGATCGCACTCTCACGGCTCTCCAGGGATGCTATGTATTCTGCCATTTCCGTTTTTGTAGTGGCTATATAGTAACCCTCTGAGGTTGCTATCACTCCAGGCAGGAGGGCATTTACTCTGATGTGGTTAATCACTTTACGAAGCCTGGCATTGTCGATCTTATAGCCAGCCATACGCATTTTAGCACAGATTTCACTATTCTTTATCGCACGCTCTTTGCCGATCTTCATAGACAGTCCACGTACAACAATGGGGGTAAGCGTATCACGCTCATACTCCGATAGCGGTTTTGTTTCATTGGTGAATCCGTTAATCATAATCTCACAGCTTTATAAGTTCAAGTTCCAGACCTGGGTAGGCGGCATAGGTGGGCTTACCAGTAAGTGCCTGGATCTCCGACACGAAACGCTCAGCATTGGCATTGTTCCCAGACAGGTGGATCAGCACCACCTCTGCCACCTTTGACAGGTCATTACGGCTAAGAAAAGACTTTGTTGATGATAGCTCCAGGTGTGAGTTTGCAAGCCTCTTAACCTGGCTCTCATCTGTACGGTGCTCTTCTATAGCCACCCTGAGATCTTCCACTGAGTAGTTACACTCTATCAGCACATGGTTAAGCCCAGGGATGGTATAGTCAAGCATACAGGTGTCAGTGGCAAACATCAGCAGCCCCATAGACGGATGGTTTACGAGCCAGCCCACACATGGTACGTCATGCTCAGCCTTGAACGGCATCACCAGGAAACCGCCCAGTCTGTACTGTCTGCCTATCTCCACAGGAACGGCACGGCTCCCAGAGAAAGCCTTTGCCTGGAACACCTCAGGCAGTGCCAGGGTGTAGAATATGGAGGCATACTTATCCAGGTAGCCAGCATGATCGTTATGCTGATGGGTTACACAGCATCCAGCAACCTTTTTGACATCGAAGCCCAGGGCTTTCTTTGCCTCTTTGAGGTTTACACCACATTCCAGGATCAGAGCCTCTGACCCGCTATCCAGGATATAGCCGTTACCCTTGCTGGAGCTGCCTAACACTTTCAGTACCATAGCACAGAGATTTAATAGGGTGCTTCATTGGGATCAGCAGCACTGCCAGGAGCCGCTTCACCACCGTTTGCAGCCCCTCCAACATTCACGGCTCCCTCACCGCTCATCGTCAGCAGCTTCTGGCCATCATCATCCTTTATCTCATGCGCATCTGCCCATTCCTCGCTTCTGAGATCATCGGCAATGGCAGTTTGCATTTCGATAGAGAGATAGCCGTATTTGCTCAGGAGGTTTCTTACAACCGTCTTGATACCCATAGAGTGGAAATTACCAAGCCAACCAACTGTCTTAGAATCATCAGTAGATACAGGCATATCTGCCAGGGCTATCAGCTGTTCCACAGTCACCTCCTTTTTAAGCCCCTTAGAATACCTCTTAGCGTGCTTAGCCATCTGATCCACAGTCATGTATAGCGTCTTACTGAATCCGTTAAGCAGCTCAAAGTAGCAGAAATAGCCAGCAACCTTATCCGATTTCTTCTCACCGTCAAAGGCGATCTCTCCAGTGAGCTTGCTCACCTGTCTCACCTCACCATCATAGACTACATCGGCATTGAGTGTACGGTACTGGCCTGTACGCATAGCAAGCTGGATATATCCCTTATAGCCCAGCTGAAAGGTAGGCTCCATCTTTTTCTCCCAGATCTTATTACCTTTCTGGTCTATCATATCACGGCCATACTGATCCTTTTTCGGATAGCTGTTGTTGTAGGGGATAATATATGCAAAGCCCAGAGACTTGTTGATAGGCAGTTTCAGCACAGCGGCTTTCAGAGCCTCTGCCACCACCTGGGTAGGGTTACACTCTCTCAGCTTACTGTCTGAGTTGAAGAGGTCGATCACTGAGGCTATGAATGAGGGGGCTGCCTTACCCATAGCGTTCTTAAATTGTTCCTGTACGCTGTCAGCATTCAGGATCTTTTTCAGTTCCAAAGTCTTTTCATTGACCTTTGGAGCCACAGCACCACCGTTGGCGGGTGCTGGAGTGTTTGTTGCATTGTTTTCTGCCATAATACTTATACGATTAAGAGTTTCTTATCAGTGGTTACACACAGGAGGATCTTCTGGCTGGATGTTTCCAGGACATTGTTCACGCTTTCAGCGTTATCCACGAAGATAGGAGCATTCACACCCTTTGACTTGCAGATCGCATTGATAATATCCAGTCCAGCATTGATCTTTCCAGCATTATTCACATCAGGGTATGGAGTGCCATTCACCGTACATACACAGGTAAGTTTCTCTCCACCGTTGAGCTGTGAGGAAACGAATGAGAATGATACGATCTGGAAGAGGCCATTGATACGTCTCAGCAGCTCATCATCCTTAGCCTTTTGGAACTGTAGGCAGTCAAACTCCCATTTCTCCAGCTCAGCAACCTTTTCATTGAGGTTATCCCTCTGATCCTCCAGTTCCTTGATCTCTTTATCAGCACGCTCCAGGATGGATCTGTGACCCAAACGCTGGTTAATGGCATCTATCTCACCTGAGATCTTCGCCTTTTCAGCCTTAGCCTGAGAATTGTCTGCCTGGGCATCACCATCTGGCTCCTTAATGGCTCCCAGCTTGTTTTGCAGTTCCGTGATCTCATTCTTGATCCCTATGAGCACCTGATCCTTTGTCTCGATCTCCAGGTAGTCAGGCTGATCAACCTTAGCAGCTGTGATACTCTCCTGATCTTTTTTCTGCCTCTCTATCTCCTGGGATAGATGGATATACTCAGCATCACCATCCAGGGCTTTCTTGTAGTCTGGCTCAGCGGGAACATTGGCACGTGCTGATACCAGGTCATTGGTTAGCACCTTGATCTCATTCTCAGCGTTGGTAATATCGCTCTCAGTCTGCTTATGCTTAGCCTCCTTATCCGTCATGTTCTTTCTCTGGCGATCCAGTGTAGCCTGTAGATTCTCCAGCTTAGCCTTAACAGACTTTCCTTTCTCAACGTTAGCCTTGACCTTTTCAGCCTTTTCAGCATTGAAATTGGCCTCCAGTTCCTGACGCTTAGCCTCAATATCATCCACATCCAGAGGTCTCTTACAGGTAGGGCATACCATCTGATCAGGTCGCATCACAAACTGGCTTGCAGAAAGAGCCTTATAGTCATTGCGGCAATCCATCAGCATCACCTCAGTTTCATTAATGTTACGCTCAGTGTCGCTCACATTCTTCTGGGCTTCCATTATATCATCCTCCAGGACATCCTTAGAGGCTTGCAGACGCTTCAATGTTTCCTGGAGCTGTCTGATCTTACCCTCCAGGTCTGCCACCAGCTTCTTAGCATCCTCATAGCCCTTACCAGCATTCAGCTTTACCTCTCCAGCTCTCTTAGTGAGCATAACCTGGAGATCATTGATCTTAGCCTGGATCTCGTTACGCTGTTTGGCGGCTGTGCTCTCTGCCTCCTGGACTGCCTGGTTATAGCTCTTATCAGCCTCCAGCCTGATGGCATTCTTACGCTTGCTCTCTTCCAGCTGTTTGTCATTGATCTGTGTCTGTAGGCTGTTACGCTGTTCAAAGATCTGGGCATTCTGGGCTGATCTGTCATTTCTCAGAAGAGCCTCCAGCTCTGCCAGCTTAGCCTTTTTCTCTGCCAGCCCCTTTTCCAGGGCATCCCAATCCTCAGCCTCTGGTTTCAGCTTCTTAGCTGTCTCGATCTTAGTAGGTATCAGAGCCAGCTCTTCATTACAGGCACTCTTCTTAGCCTTGATCTCCTTTGCCTTTTCAGCTATTGGAGTGCCAGCCAGCTCAGCCAGGAACTCTGCATATTCTGGTTTCAGCTGTGCCACGTCCTGGTCTGTCACGTTGCCAACCATATCCTGGAGCATCAGCTTCTTATCCTCAGCAGGTAGGCTGTTAAAGAAAAATGGGTTAGTGATCATGCGGAAAACATTCTCTGGAATGATTGAGCTGATCTTAGCGTCATACTCACGCTTTGTTGGCAGTTTCACATCATTCACGTAGAAGAGTGTTTCGTGGTTCTTTAGGGTCTCAGTGGTAGTGCCTGTAGGCTTTTCCCACTTTTCACGGTACATCCTTTTCAGCTTCATTTCCTTACCGTCAACCAGCAGCACAGCAGTAACAGAGTGCTCCTGTTTCAGGATCGGATTTCCCTGGGCATCCAGGGTCTTGATGTTGAAATTGGAATCAGAGCGTTGTGTGCTATCCTTACCGAATAGCAGCCATGTGAAAGCATCGAAGATGGTAGTCTTACCTGTACCATTCTCGCCTCTCACCTGACTTGTGCCTGGGCTGAAAGTCAGCTCCACATCCCTGGCTCCCTTAAAATTCACCAGGTGTAGTGATTTTAATACAATCTCCATAGAATAACTTATTTATTGATATATTGGTTTAGTCTCTCTGATTTGTCGAGCGCAACCAGCTCAGCCCTGGAGTATTGCAGTTTTGACCTTGAAGCAGATCCCATCCGTACAGGTTTGATCAGCCCCTTTGATTTCCACTCCTTAACCCTACTCTCATTAAACAGCCTGTAAGCCTCCCTCTGTGATAGCAGATCCTTGGCGGGTTCCTGTGCCTTGATATAATTATAAACCCCCAGCTCTGACATATCCATGCAGAGGTTTTTAAGTTCAAATAGTTCCAGGGTTATTGTTGCCATTATTTGCCTCGCTTTCTCTGAATAAACTGTTTCACGCTCTCACCATAGTAATCATCCACATATAGCATCCTGGCAAAGCCAGCACCCATCAGTCCAAACATGATATTGTGCCATGTAAGGGTGCAGATACCTGTAGCTGTAGCAGCCGTAGCAAAGATGATTGCTATGATACACTGAATAGCATTTGATAATGTTGCCTGTTTCATACGATCTGAAATTATTTAAGTCCTAATTCATGTGCTGCCACCGTGAAAGACGGATGATCCTTGATGGCATTAAGCACGTCCTGTTTACTGTTCATTGTGGGATTCATGCCCTGGATTGTGTATTTGCGGCCAGAACTCCAGCCAAAAACCATCCACGTCATACCCTTATAAAATTGTTTCCCATTCATAGAGACACCTTTTTCGGTGTAGCACCTCTGAGCGATCAGGAGCGTATTGCCCTCATCACTCCGAACTTTCATTTTGTAGCCATTGTTTTCAAGTACTTTCATCGGTGTTGCATTTGATTAAGAATTGAATAGCTCATCAGCTGGTACACCCAGCTCCTTTGAAAGAATTGAGAGGGTAAGGGCATCAGGCTTTTGCGTGCCATAAACCCAGCATCTAACTGTCTGCTCAGATTTCATCGTAATCTTAGCCAGATGTTCAATCCACACCGTCTTAGGTGCTTTGCCTGCTCTTGCGGGCAGCGATTCATAGATTTCACGAAATTTACTCTTTGCCATTTTTAACATTATTTTCTGTGTTTTACAAACATATTTTACTATATTTGTGCCCACATAGTTACTTATTCGGGTGCAAATATACAACAAAATGTATTATCACCAAAACATTTAAGACAGAAAGTGTGTTATTTTAAGGTTTTTTAAGACAGTATTGTATTGTTATGTGTTTTATGGATAAGACAGAAAGATTCAGTAGAGCGTATATGTATTTACAGAATATGGGTACATTTCGCAACCAAACAGAGGCTGGGAAAAAGAGCGGGCAATCTCGCTCCAATATATCAGCAGCCCTTAATGGGAAAGAAAGCATCTTGACGGATAGCTTTCTGAGAAAGTTCAATAAGGCTTTTGGTAGCCTCTTCTCTGACGAATGGCTTATTGATGGAATAGGTGAAATGCTAAGAGTGCCTGATGGAGGTACTGCTATTGTAAACAACCAGGTCGGCAATGGTAATCACTTCAATAGTGATATGACATTAAACCAGTTCATGGTGGAGCTTGCAGCCCAAAGAAAGCTCACAGAGAAAGCTCAGGAGCAAATGGATAGACTAATAACAATTATCGAAAAATTAAAAGACTGAATTATGGAAAGGTATTACAGGATGGTGATTGATCTCTATAAAGAGGTGATCAGTGGAAATTTGGATCATAGCAGGATCCTGGATGTGAAGAAAGCTATTGCAAGCGCACAGACTGAGGCAAAGATCCTGGGTAAGCCCCAGGAACCGTTTACCAAGTTAATGGATGATCTGAGTTTCATAAACGCATGAGAAAGGTTTTGTGTTTCCTGGCATTAGTGCTGGCAGCTTGCTCCAGTGGTAGTGATGACCAAAGTGATTTCTCTGCTGGATATGGTATTGTCAGATACTTCACGATTACGAATGGTGACAGTACGCACAGCCTCAATGTAGGTACTGGAGTATTGGAACCTGGAGGTGTATCTTCACCTTTCACTCTCTATGGTGACACAGCAACGGTTAAGTGCTGGTGGCTAATTGATGGAGGCGAAAGCATCTATTCACCCTTGCGTGTCGATATGAAAGGAAAACCAGATAAGACAACGGAAAATTATATAATGATATATGAACACACAGATAACTAAGAATGTGATGGAGCGTTTCTACAGTGCCCTGGATGCTATCATAGCCAAAGGTGACATAAGAGGCGTTAATACCTATTGCACCAGGTATGAGATTGACAGGCGCAATTTCCTGGCACAGCGTAAGGATCTGGATAGGGGATGGTTTCAGGTTTCCTGGCTCTACCCTATGGTTAAGGATTTCGGAGTGAGTGCTGAATGGCTTTTGACTGGATCAGGCAGGATGTTTAAGAAACAAAGTAAGGAATGAAATGGGCATCAGATTCAGAAAGCGTGCAAAGATCGCTCCAGGTGTTAATCTGAATTTCACCCAGAGCGGAACCAGTGTAACTGTTGGCGGCAAAGGTGGCAGCATAAACATTGGTAAGAATGGTATATATGGCAATGCTGGCATTCCTGGCACAGGTATCTACACCAGGGAAAAGATCAGCGGAAAGAAAACCAGCCATAAAGCACAACCAGAAAAAACAGGGCTGTTTGATGTTTCAGCTGATCAGATCCAGCAAACAAGCCTTAAAGAAGCTGTTATCGGTTTACTTAGTGTACTGGCTTTAATCATCCTGATCCTCTATTTAATGCTCACCTGATTGGTGGGCATTTCTTTTGTTCTTTCCCCATACCCCTATTTCATACATATTCCATTATTATTAAATAATAATTATTATAATATATATTATATATAAGTATATATATACCCCCATTTAACTTGTGCCAAAATTTTTGCTTAGGCAAAATTAACCGTATAATTATCTGACACTCAGACATTTCCTATTTTTGCTTAGGCAAAATTAAGCAAAAACGGAACAAAATTTTACACCTTTGTAATTTGCTGTGTTTCAACGTCTTATAATTTTGCTTAGGCAAAAGTGCAAGCAAAATGGAAGCAAAATAGCAAGCAAAATTCAAGCAAAACCACCTATTTTATTTTGCTTAGGCAAAATCTGTTCTACAATTTACTAATATTCAATGACTTACTATTTTTGCTTAGGCAAAACTGGCTCCAAAAAGCACCTATTAATCTTTACCAGGTTAAGTACCTTTCTGTTAGCGTTATCAATCGGATCCCATGACTTTCTTATATAGGTGTCTGTGATCCTTGTACTCTCATCTACATGGTTAAGTGCCGTGTGTACCGTCCACTTATCCACACCAGCATCATTCTGGGCTATTGTTGCCCATGTGTGCCTGGCAGCATAAAACTCCAGCTCATCAAGCCCAGCAGTCTCAGCGATCTTTTTCAAGCCGTACCCTACAGCCTTATGTAGTGTACTCATTGAAGAATACATCCTGTAGAACTTGAACACCCGCTTTCCAGTCGGATCCCTGTACTTATCCACCAGAGCCTGGATCTCTGGCTGGATCTTGATGGAGATCCTGGCACGGTCTGATCTTCTGTTTTTCGTCTTTATCCTCTCATAGGTGATCCTGCCATCCTTGCAATCCTCGCAATAGTAGAGATCAACCAGATTCATGCCTACCAGTGCAAAGCTCAGAATGAAGAGATCCAGCGCAAAATTGAAACGGTTTGTGTTTGGGTACGGACTGGTGATATAAGGAACCTCAAGGATCCTCTTCATCTGATCAATGGTAAGGGCACGCTTCTCTGGTACTGGCTCCTTTGGCATATCTATATGTGAGAAAGGAGAGTTTGGGATCCTGATGATCCCAGCATCCTCATCGTTGAACTCCTTTTTAGCCATGTTATGGATAGCCCTCATCTTCGACAGGTAGTTATGAGGTGCAAAGCCCAGCTTTACGCTGTCCTGATCCATGATCCACTCCACCCATGATTTCAGCATCCTAACCGTCACCTCATGTATGCTCACCTTATCCCTGCCCATAAACTTCACCAGGGAATTGAGTGCAACCTTGTAGGACTGTGCGTTTCCATCATGCCCTGTCTCTTGCAGTCTCTTGATGTGCTCCCTGGTGTACTCCACAATGTCGAGATCCCAGTGATCATCCTCCTGTGGTTTTTCAATGAATGCCACCACCTCATCCACCGTCATTGACTTAATGCGTGTACCCAGGAGATCGCACCTGTTACGGTATGTCCTTATCAGATCATCCGTCAGATCCAGGTATTTCTGGTTTTTGATTTTCAGCGACCTGGTTAGATCATCCTTTGTCACATACCAGGGTGTAGCCAGGTAACGTTTACGCTGGTTTTGCGTAACCCTGATCTTGATATTGTACGTTCCATCCTGTTTCTTCTGATGGGCATACACTTCTGCCTTAAAAGTAGCCATAATTTTGCTTCTGTAGAACTATTGTAGAACTTTTCGCAGCAAAATTACACAAAATTTGCGGATTTTAAAAATAAAATTAGTAATTTTGTACCCCCGCTGGGAATCGAACCCAGATTTCAGCTTTAGGAGAGCCGTGTTCTATCCATTGAACTACAAGGGCTTATAGAGCTATCAAAAACAAATAAGATCCCGCCTGGATCCCGAATCAGCCCCGAACTATGGATAATGCTTAGGAGAGACTGGTTATATACCATGATCCTCAGTTACTTACGTGATTTTCCTACTTTTTTGTAGAATATTTGTAGCATTTCTGCTTATTTTTTGAAAAAGCACCCCTCACCAGGATCTGGATTGGGGCGCAAATGCAACACCGATGTTTCAGATCGGTGGTGCAAAGGTAGGTAATTTATTTCAAACCACCAAATTTACCCAGTAAAAAAATGATCCATGCGAACCTCACGGCTGGCACGGATCGGCAGTATTGTTATTCTACAGAAAGCTATTTCTTCAATTCGATGTACTCAGAGTAGTAGATCCTGTTGTATGGATTCTTGCTTATAACCTCCTGTCGTATGGCCTTAGTGCCAAACCTGAAAAACAGGAACCGTTTAGGAACCCTGTGAACTATCTGAATGATTGTATCAGTCGTATGTAGCTGTAAATTGATCTTTCCGCTGTCGATAACTCCAGACACATCAGCCCACGGTGGATCTTTCCAGCTGAATGCTTTTAGGGTATCTACCAGGTGGATCTCAGGACGGTAAACGATACTGTCTCTTATCTCAGTCTGGATCTTGATTTCAGTCTGGCTGGATGTCTGTGACACCGATTGCAGCCGTTTAATCTTTATCCCCAGATCCTTGACCTCCTGGCACAGCTTCTGGTTATTCCTCTCCAGCTCATCCTTAGTCAGCTGGAGCCTGAGCACAGAGGCAGCACTTTCACCCGCCTTTGTCTCATACAGCTTTACCTCACTCATCAGAGCCTCCTGGTTATTCCTGAGCCTCTGCCTATCCACACTACTCTCATACAGGCAATGTGCAAGCCAGGCACTCAGTATTGCAAGTGCCAGGCACGTAATGATCAGATACTTTCTCATAAACTGTTGATGTAGTTAATAATTCCCTCAACGTGGATCTTCACAATGGCATTCCTGCCCTCCAGGGAAAGGAGATAGCTCACATCCTCCTTATTGTCCTGGAAAAAGTTTTCAGTCAGAACGGCTGGGCAAAGGGTGTGTTTCAGGATGTAGAAATTCTCTTCCCAGTCAGGATCCTTATCTGAATAGTCAGTACGGATCCTCTTATCTCCTGGCAGCACCTCTTTGGCAGCGGCATAGAAACAGTCAGCCAGCCTGTCAGACTTTGTTACACCTTTGGTAGTAAAGGCACTCCACCCTGTAGCTTTCATCCATTGGCCGTTTCCAGCGGCATTGACATGGATAGAAACCAGGATCACGTTCTTAGTACCGAAATTCCTACACACAGAGTTTGCACGGTTACAGCGTGTACCCAGTGAAATATCCTTTTCCTCAGGAACCAGGAGCTGTGCCTGGTAGCCTCTCTCCTGGAGCTGTCGCTGTACCTCAGCAGCTATCTCACGTGTATATCGGTATTCCCTGAGTATTCCATCAGGGGATCTTTTGCCAGGTGTTTCCTCACCGTGGCCATTGTCAATCAGTACGATCATTTCAGCTATTCATTTTATGGTAAAAATCAAGTTTTATACGGTCATACACCGCCTGTACGTTGGTGTACGCACGTCCATTGTTCTGGTCTGCATATACTTCACTCTCAACAACCTCAGCTACCCAGTCAACCCACTCAGGGGATGTGTAGGATGCAAGCCTCTTTCCCCTGTATGTATAGTAGTCGAATCGGCTGTTACGATCATCATGCAGATTGATCAGGAGAGTACGGATCTTATGCCTGGTAGCCTCCTTATCCACTATGTGGTTTTCCTCACGTACCTTTTTTATAATACGGCACACCTTTTCCACCGCATAGTCAAAGTAGATGCTGGAGGTGTTCTTGATCCTGAGCTGTGTTTCAGGTCGCAATCCCTCCGATATGTCAGCAAGCATTGAGTTCTGGTTTCGTGTCTCTTTCAGCAGCTCATCAATCATTTTGGAGTTCTTATCCAGCATATTGTTTATGATGGACTTGAACCACCTGAAACAGGCGATCATCAGCATAGCGGCCAGCACAAGGAAAAATGCAGCCGTGACAGCCATCATCCCAACGTCACCTATAGTCCTGGCCGTTTCCAATCCCTCATGTATCATTTGCGCCTCCATTTGTTTTTCCTGTATGCCTCAAAGTTATCCTTATCCTCCTGGGTAATCTCAGTGGACGGTGGGAACACCCTAAAACCATACATAGTACCATACTTAACAACCTTGATCACAGCACGGAATGGATAATGTCTGCCAGGGTTAGCGAAAACATCCTTTACTTTCTTGCTGTCAGTGAAGAAAGCGGACTTGTTGTAACCCTCACCATAGGCGATCAGGCAGCGTGTACCGTTCTCTGTCTGCCTGTCAGGATCACACCCAGTAAACACCGTCACCTGGTTAATGACAGCATCAATGGATGTAAACTCACAGTCGAAGATGTCAGCACCGCCCTGGCCTACACTATCATCCACGAAATCCTCTATCACCTGATTCATAGATCCTCAGGGATATTGTTTTCCAGGCAATCCTCCTTAACCATAGCCTTGATAGCCTTACGGTCTGTGAGGAAAGCCCTGTAAGCAGCCTCAGCCTCATCTGCCTCTTCATCCTCCAGGATTCCCAGCTCAGCGGCCTGGTAATCGTTCACCAGCTTCTGCTGAACGTCCTGGGGATAGCGAGCCTCCAGAAGTGTGGCATACATATTCTTACGTGTCTTTGGATATTCCACCCTGAGGCTGTCGTACTGCCACATCTTACCAGTGGCTTTCTTCTTATCCTCAGTGATGGTGATACCGCCATCAGCATCCTCAATCACCAGCACCTCATGGATGTTGTGATTGTAGAGAAACGTACCCTGACCGTTTTTCAGATCGTCAATTACAATGGGCTTTTCCTTTGAGAGTAGCCCTGTAGTCAATACACTTACTTTTTCCATTGTTCAAACATTTATTAAAGATGAAATCACTGTGCTCCTTATCACATCTGACTACCCAGCCGTATTCAGACGGAAACAGGTGCTTAATATCGTCCTCACTCTTGATGTCGTATCTCTCCCTGGTAGCCTCCAGCTTCTTATAGAACCTCAGCAGGATCCCCTTTCTCAGGAGTATTCCGTAATGATTCTGCTTAAAGCCCACATAGTCGATGCTACGATCATCTACTGGGAATATCTGCCAGTTGGCCTTGATCTCCACTTTCAGCTCAGCACCCAGGTAGAGTGCAAAAGCATCCAGGATGTAATGCAGCCTTTCCTTGCTACCGTCCAGAACCACTATATCATCCATGTACCTGTAGTAGTAATCAATACCCAGATCCTCCTTAACCCAATGGTCGAAGTATGCCAGGTACAGGTTAGCCAGGTACTGGCTTGTGAAGTTGCCTATTGGCAATCCCTTGTCTTTACCGTTACTGTCTATTATTCTATCCAACAGCCACAGCAGGCTCTCATCTGCTATTGTGTATCTCAGGATCCGTTTAAGAACGGAATGATCCACGTTATCATAGAATTTCCTGACATCAATTTTCAGGCAATACTTTGTACCAGCCTTATCACTCATCAGATCCCTATGCAGATCTTCCATGCACTTGTGTATGCCACGGCCTTTGATACAGGCATAGGTATTGGAAATGAAGATATGATACCAGTGTGGAGCCAGCACATTGATCACACAGTGATGGATGATCCTGTCAGGAAAGAACGGAGCAATCATTATGTTTCTCTCCTTAGGCTCAAAGATAGTCTTTGTCCTATACTTACCTGGCACATAAGTTTTCTCACTCAGGATCTCATACAGTTGGGCAATGTTTGAATTGATTTCCTCATTGAATGCCTGTACCTCATTCCGCATCTTTTTCCCTTTCTGGGCTGTGTACTGGGATTTTATCAGGTTTTCTGGGCTGTAGATCAGCGGATATACATTCTTGATCTTCTTTGCCTGGCAAATATAGATCTTTCCTGTATTGCCTATATAGTAGCCCACATCTTCAAAGTCCTGGTACATAATAGCAGGGTTAAGGTAGTTGGCAATCACCTTGTTTTCCTTATTCTTACCCATGTGTGCCGTTGTTCAATCAGGAGCTTTCAATTACTTACTCACACCTTACTGAATCACTATTATTTTACCAGCTGCCAGCAGTGCCAGCAGCCCCTGTGTGGTAGGGTTGTGGGGATCAACAGTTATATATATTTCCTTAGCTTTTCTGAGGATATAACCACGGTAAAGACGGAACCCAATATTCGCATTCGCATTCGAGGAACGATTATTCGTATTCAGATAACCGAAACCCGCATTCGCACCATTATTCGCATTACCACCGAGAAGGGCACCTGACCCCCGCAACCGTTTATAATTATTTCAAAGAACTCATTCTATCCAAAGAGGAAAAGGTGTGTGAGACGATCAGAAATCGCCCCGCACACCGATTTATTGCATTCCGTTAGAAACGGCACAGACGGAACCCAAGA